TTATTCCGGGGATTCCGTCAGCTTTTCGGCCAACGCCGTGAAGTCCTTCATCCTCTCTTCGAGCGCCTCAATAATGAAACGCTCCCTGGCAAAATCCGACATGTCCATGAGGGCATCATGAATCTTGGCCGGAACCTTTATAGTCATTTCAAACTCATTCATGTTGTTAACTTTAATTAATATGCAATCTCACGATTCTTTTATACTATTCGCAATAGTACCCAAGATTTCATTAGTATTATTTAACACTTCTGCAATATTAGTTGCCTTTTCTAATATATTATTCAAATAAATAACCGTTTTTTCTTTATACCTGCCATTATATTGACAATTAATAGTTAAAGGGACTTTTTTAATTTCATCAATAAAATTAGAATAGTCTTTATAATTTGTCTTATAATAGTCATAAGAATAAACCCCTGTAGGTAATTCGGGGAAAAGATAGAAGCACTGCTCATCAGTTGGAGGCAAGATGGATTTCCCTCTATTAATCTCATAACAATAGTCCTTTATTTTCTTTATATTAATTCGTTTTATAAAATCATCACATATTGTAATTTTTATTTCATTCGCAACACTCTTCCCATGATTTTTAATTTTCAAGCAATAAAAAGGCACTTTACACAACTGACTAATGAAAACAGATATATAAATGTAAGGTCTTTTTGTGTCTCTCCATAATTTATGATTTTGAATTATTGATATACACGTTGCAATAGCCATTAAGGCTGTAGCACCAGCACTGACTGCGATCCAATCAATCATAATAAATTCTATTTTAAAGTTATTATTATTTATAAGTTCGTTTAAGTCTATTTGCTTCTTTGCAAGAAGTCAAATGTAATATAAAAGTATAAAAAACAATTCGTTGTTATGCGAGGAATAAGGCAATAGGATAAAACTGCAACCGAACAGGACAAAATGATAAGTGCTTCTTTTGTCTGTATTTGCACGAAAAAGGCCGTCTCCCGACGGCCTCCAACATACTTTAGATGTATGCTTAAACTTTACCTAAATTTTTAGCTATGAAATCTTCGACTAATATACTACTTTTTCTTCAATTCTGTCCAAATTTCCCGCAAATCGATCATGATGCAGCCGCCGATGGTGAAAGCGCCCTGCTTGCGGACAGGGTCGTAGCCATAGCCTGCATAAGGCCCGATATGGACGATAGAATACGTCGGAACAGGAACGTAATTGTTGACCGTCCTGGACGCGATGTCGATACTATCAAGTTGGGGATTTACCCCCGATATCCATGCCCGGTACAGGCTGTCTTTATAATACTTTTGCGTTCTTTCGAGCGGAACGCCGACGGTATCCATATTATGAATATAAATCAGGGAGTCCTTTCTAAGGTAAATAGTATCTATCCGCCCCGTCTTGCGCTCTCTGAGGGCGACAGGAGAAGGGGTTTTCTGCCACTGCGTGATTACCTCTGTATGGGTAATGATTGGAATTTGGGACGTTTCCGTGCGATTGGCAGGCTTCCTTACAAGCAGTCCCGCCAAAGCCCCGATAATGAATGCCAACAGGAAAATCAATACCTTGTCATACCATTTCATATTTCATTTATAAATAGGTTCCATCCGGCCTCAACGTCGGCCATGACGGCCGGCACACCGTTCTCAACGAAAGACATTGCAGCTACAATCTTCACCATCTGAACTTCATTCCTGGTGCTTATTATTTCATCAGCTCCAATGCCGCTTCTCATGCTTACGGTATCTATATAGGTCGAAGTGTTATTTTCATTTGAGGGTGCCCATCGGCTTATTAAGCCTCGAATCGTATATAAACCATGCTTGGTCTCATAGGCATATAAGTTTCTAAAGGCTGCCCTATACCCGTATGCCATCGACGAAAACTGTTTGAATCTTTCGTCTGAACTTGTGATCTCTCCTTCATAAACATCGCTTGAACGCTTAAGGTTCAACGGATTCTTATTGTTAAGTCCTCTGCTCATATTATGCTGTCGCCTCCTTTAATCTTGCTTTTTGTCTTTTAATCTGCACGACGGGACAATCCGTCTCCGGGTTATCCACATGCTTGCATCCCATAGCTGCGCGATACTCCTCATTCTCGTTATTCTCGAGTTCTGTAACCCTGCCTTTCAACGTAGAGACTTCCTGATTCAGTTTGCCGATCTTAGTGTCTGAACTCTTTGACAGTTCTGCAATCTTCGAATCTGATTCCTGTTTATCATTTATTCTCTGCTGGTTTACGGCAGTGAATAGCTCTTGCCAGTTGTGGCCGATTTGGCTGTCAGCCTGTGCATCGGTCAGCTTGGCGCGTGCGACGGCATCGGCTGCCTTACCGGCCGCCTCCTTCTTCGTAGACTTCAAGGTAACAAGGGCTACGATCAGGGCTGTTACGGCACTCAGGTTGAGAAAGGTCAGGAGTATCGTGAGCCAGTTCATTACTGTTTATTGCTTGCTGTCGGATTGTCCTTCAGTCGTTTCGGCCGATTTACCGGATTCCGCCGCATCTGTCGCACTGTCGGATTTTACCGTTTCCGCAGTTTGATCCGGTTCTTTTGATTCCGTTTCCGTAATAACTGCCGATTCGGTCTTCTTCGCGGTAGTGGTGTTGTAGTCGTAAACCGCAATAAATACGGTAACAGCTCCTGTTATCATCGTGAGAATGCCCACGACGGTCTCGAAGCCGCCGTCTAATGCGCTGCAACCGCAGACAAAAATAAGCAATCCGAGCAGGGAGAATATTATCACCCTCGGCATCGGCTCAGCAAAAAACGCTTTGATTTTTTCAATGATCTTTTTCATTTTTTATAAAATTTGTTTTGGTTTTCCTCTTTAGTCTCGGTGGCTTTTTCCCGTTCCTCTTTTTCGATCTCTTTCCGGTCCTCTTCGTAAGCTGTCTTGTCCTCTTCGGAGGCATCTTTCCAGCCGCTGTTATCCACGTCGGTTATCCCTGTCGCCAGGAAAGCGGTCTTGACGAAAATGCCATTTCCGTTTGTGAGCCAGGCTCCATCCTCGGCCTGTATTGTCCTTTTATCACTATCGTATTTCATGTTCTTATTGTTTATTTATGCACTATAGGCATTAATTGTCAATCCGGCCACGGTCCAGTTTTTTGCTTGGGCCGCCGTTACCGCGGCCGCTAATGTGCCGGCTTCATCGTCGGTAAACGTTAGATTGAAAGCTACGGCATGCGCTGTTCCACCGGAATAGTCGTAGAGATGTGACAACACATTGAGTACCGATGCCAGTGATAGCTGGGTACAATAACTAAGATTTAGATTCGGCTTAATATCACAAGTGAAGCTCAGATTCATGAGATATGTTAGTTCCCTGAAGGGATTACGTTTTGCTGCTGATATCATGATATTTACTCCTGCCAAGTATTTGAATCTGACATTCCGGTTATCACAAGCGTCGTAAGGCTGTTGCATTCGGAGAACATATATTCCCCAGAGGTCAGAGAGTTAAGGTTGATCGTCAGTGATTCAAGCCAATAGCACTCATAAAAGGCATAGTCTGCCGTAGTAGCATTTCCAAGATTGATTTCCAGGCTATACAAATTTCTGCATCCTGCAAAAGCATTAGAGGCCTCTTTAGCTCCCGAGATGATGTCTGCATTCACTGTCTGTATCGCTGAATCGCAAAATGCGTAATTAGCGCGCTCGGCACTTGAAAGGTCAAGATTCAAAGAAGCCAGATTGATGCAACCCTCGAAAATGTGATTTACATAAAGTACAGCCGGCAGATTCAAGGTAACCGCATTTAGAGTTTTACAGTCTTTGAAAGCATAGTCAGCTCCCTCTGCAAGGGGGACGTCAATATCTACGCTTTGCAATTGATAACATTCCATACACAGTCCCTCTATTGCGATAGCTTTGGGCAGAGTGAGTGTGACACTCTCAATGAAAGTATGGAACAGCAACCCCGACGGGAAGATGCAGTCGGTATCAAAATCGCTGTCTGTCACTTCCGTTATCGGGTTATCCCAGTCTCTTACGGCCAGCCAGTTCGTCCAGTTCTTGTCTTTCTTCTTGGAGCCGGACCCCAATCCTATCGTAAGTCCCATATCAATAGCCGTATTTAAGGTTGATATCCGAGAGGGTGTCATCCGCTTTGATCTCCCTGATTATTTCCGGGTTCCAGCCCGCATCGAACTTGGTTTTGACGAACTCGCCTTTAGGCATGCCAAAAAGGTTTACATCGAGTTCCACGGCATCGTCGCCATCATTTTTGACGTTGAACGCTTTCCCGCCAAGGGAGAACGCCGCAGTGTCAAGGTCGGTGATTCCGCCGATGACGCTTATCTGCGCCGAAACCACATCCCCGTTTCTATTTGTACATTTTGCCATATCGTTATAGTTTTTATGTTAAACCAGTGATTGTCTTGTTGTGCCATTCATTAATTTGTCGTTGCAGTTAATTTCAGATATAAAGTTCCACTGATGCTGTTTGCCGAGCAGGAGTACCACTGCCCGCCAAGAAGGATTTTCAGCGCGTTGTCATACAGGTCGATGCCCGCTGTACCGGATATGGCCTTGAGATGCAATACATCGTTGGTGTCGGTCAGAACTATGACGAACTGGTCGTTCGCGCTTCCGACGCCGTGGCCGTTCGCGAAATATTGCGATACACGTCCGGATGAACGGTAGTGCATTGTGCCGAATGTCTCCCCGGAGAGCGTCGCAGCTACGGTCCCCGTAGCGACGTTCGGCACGGAAAGCGTCAGCTTGGTCGTGATGGTATGTGTGCCGACCGCGAGGAACAGCGAGAAGCTCACGGTTCCCGTGCTGCCCGAAGCCTTAGAGGCGAGCAGATGCCCGTCCAGATAGACTTCGCCGCGCGCGCCGCCGATAGCCGACATCCCCGAGCCGGGGGTATAGTTCTCCGTATAGGCAACGCCGAACGCCACCGTCCCCGACACCATTCCCGATTTCGACAGCGAGAAAGACAGATTCGTTTGCGTGCTGCTGACTTCCGTATTCGATTGTGCCGATCCTCCGGAGAGTTGTGCTGTCTTCGGTGTCGGAGTATAGTTCTGCGAATCGGACAGATAGAGGTCCGTCATCGCGTTCACGTCGCCGTTCATCGAGATGGAAGGGGTTCCGGAAGCATCATAAATGGTGATGTTATTGTCTTCCTTCGAGATCTCGACCCTTTTCCCACTTGCCGACGTCTGCAACATGCTGACCAGAAGGTCTTGAATTACTCCCGCTTCGGTGGCGAGGAAGCCTGTGGCAATATTTGAAAACGAGGCACCAAATTGGTTCCAATCAGCCGTATTGGTAGGTACTATGCCGCTGAACTTGCCTTCCGAATTGGCATCCTGAGCGTCATAGCGGGCTATATAATAGACATTGTTATACTTTACGATATCGACTCGAACGCTGTTCCCGTAATATGTTTTACCGGAATCGTATGTGCCGACAAAAGTCGGCGTCGCACCGAAATGCCCGTCCGCACCGTCGCTTCCGTTCAGCCGGACCGGCACGCTCCAGTTATCGACGAGCTTCGTGCTGTCCGATCCGCTTATCTTCGCTATTATGAAGTACAGGTATTGTCCTATAGTCAGCGTAGGCTGCGTTGTAGTCCATCCGGCTGGAGTTCTGGCCGTGTTATCCGTCAACGCCGGCGCGGCTGTTGGCGAACCGCTGACGGCATAGCGCATCTCGTAATAATCCGCATTCTCTCCGCTGTCGCCTGCATCGCCTTTGTCCCCCTTGTCGCCTTTGTCGCCGTCCTTGGCGTAATGTGCCCATAGTGTCGGGGTAGAGAAGTCTCCCCATACGCCCGCTGTCTTCACGCGTTTGGAGACATATTCGTAAGGCATAGCTTCGGTTACTCCCTGTTGATCATCCGACCACCCGGAAGGTACGAAGTCGTCCACGGTGGCATCGTCGCTTGTGCCTATCGTGATTGACGGGACTGTAGCCGTACTTGTGAGTTTAAATATGAACTCGATGCTCTTTCCGTCTGCACCGTCTACGCCGTCTTTGGAATAGCGGGCACAGATAGCCGGAGTGGAGTAGCTTCCCCAGACACCGGTCGTTCCCTTTCTCTGACAGACCCAACAATAAGGATTGGACGAGGTAACACTCGGCTGCGAGACGCTCCAACCGTCAGGTACGTTATCATCATCCGTAGTTGCGCTCGTCGGTGTGCTTGGGGCCGTGGAAGAGGTCGTCAGTTTGAATATTAGCTGGTATCCTACACCATCAGCGCCGTCTGTCCCGTCCGTCCCGTCTGTCCCGTCCGTTCCATTTGTGCCGTTAGTGCCATTGGTTCCGTCTTTTCCGTCTGCACCATTGACCCCGTCTTCCAATATCTTGGTCGGGCCGCTCCAGTCTGAGGCGGGTACTGCGGCATAGCCTACGGAAAGGTATTCTTCCCTCGCCTGGATTGCCCAAAGAGGGTTGCCGTCTGTGGCAGGTATTTTGGCAGTCCAGTTCCCGGTTATGCTGTTATTATTGAAATATATGTATGTAGTTGTCGGCTTTGCCGGGGATGTCGCTGCTCTTTGGTATAGCGTGATGATGATATACGATTTCCCGTTGCTGCCGCTGGCACCTGCAGCTCCGGTGTCGCCGTATGTCCCTATGATCACAGGGTCGGCAGTGGAAGTGGAACCGTCAGTGTAGGTGATAACCTCGTAATTCCACAGGTACTTGTTCGTGGCCGTTACCGTCTGTACCGAGGTAGTCCAACCCGAGGTGGATTTTGTCACGCCGCTGCTGGCGGATGTAGCAAGATAGTATTCCGTGATGCTGCTGATCCCTACGCCGGCGGATCCTGCGTCTCCTGTATCTCCCTTTGCAGCTATAATAGCCCAGTAGGTCGATGTCGAAGAAGGCTCTTGCCCTTTCCCTTGTACGATACATCTCCACGTCGATCCGTTGTATATCACGGTGTCGCCGACGTAATAGGTGTTAGCGGCGGAATACGTTCCCCGGTAGCATGGCAGCGGACTCTCCGAACCGTCCTGCGACTGTACGAGTGCGCCTTTGAAACGTACTATCCCATCGCCATTTGTGTTATACGTGAGTGCATCGGCAAGCTTGAAGGCCCGGTTAAGCAGGTCAAGATAGGCGCTGCCGTCGCTTGAGACGATCTTGTCGGCCGTGATACGCCCCGGCAGTATCTCCGTGAATCCGTACAGCTGGACGAAACTCCTCTCGCCTTCCGTCTCGGGATTGAGTATCCCGACGAGGAAGTGGTAGTATCCCTCGACACTTTCCATTGCGATTGCGGTAGCGCTTAACAGGAACACGCCCGTAGCGTCGCTCTTGCTGCACTTTGCGTACAGGTAGTATCCCGTGCTGGTATCATCCGTCAGTGCCGCACTCGTATATGCCGTCAGTGTCCAGTAATGGTACTCGCTTGCTGCGTGTGCATCTGACAGCGTCGTTATGCCGAGTGTAAGATGCTGGAGCATGGCTGCATTGTCCGTCAGGCCCCCGGCGACGGCCAGCGTCTTTGCCGTTGCATCGTATGTGACGGCGAAGGTGGAATCCACGGCAGGCGTATCAGAGTTGGTGACAAAACGGAACTGAAGGCTCTCATCCCCGACAAGCAGGGCCATAGTCTGCACCGACAGCGGGCTTACCGAGTCCGTGAAGTTCGCCAACAGGGACTCTTTGAGCATCGCGATAGTGCTCTGTGCATCGCTGAAACGGCGTTTCGTGAAGGCGATCGAGGAGTCCTTGCTCTCCTTTATCGTGACCTCCCGGGCACTGTCCGTATCCAGCTCAGTGCTGACGCCTGCATTGGCCGTTACGTTGCTTAGCGTCAGTTCCGGGTAATGTGGCTTGTTAAGGTAATCCTTGATGCCGGTTATCCTTATCAGCTCTCCGTCGGGCATGAACTGCGTGTCGGTGAACAGCACATATCCGCCAATTTTTATCTTCGCCCCTATGTTCGTCCAGTCGCTCGACGCCCACTTGCCGTCCAGGTCGCCCTTGAAATCAAACCTTGCATCCTCATTCTCCCACATGTAACGGACGCATGCCTTGAACATCTCCCACGAGGCGCCGATCTTCGAGGTGTCATCGCAGATGTAGGCGTCGGGAAGCTGTATGCCGAAGACCTTCAACGTGTCGCCCGCCTGCGGGATATAGCCGCTGTCTTCGTCGGGCATCGTTATGCCGTCCTGCTCTGCAGGTACTATCTGCAGTTTCCACCCTGTGAAGGCATTATCGGAATCGTAGACTTTGGTACATTTGATCTTCCCGCTGTCGCTCGTCTCGAGGTCAAACTCCCGTCCGGCCAGCATGCCGGTTTGGAATGTGATTGTCGGCGTCTCACCCGATATGTTTTGTTCGGAATAGTCGAGTTCCTCGGGCGCATCAATGACGATGTCGTACCAGTGCTCGTCCGCATTGACGAGTATGACGCTCAGGACCGTCTCAGTCCTTGTCGGGGATATGTCCGTGCAGTCGAGGCTGCTCTCCACGCCTGTGACCTGTTCCTTGTCGCTGCGCCTTACGTTCAGTCCGTCGGCGTCGGTGACATACTGCCGTGCCGTTGTGGAGTCATAGCCGTCCTCGTTGTCGAAGTATGTACCGTCATATCCCAGGCTCTGCGACTTGGGCAGCAGCAGCGTTTTGCTGCCGTAGGTGCTCCTGTCTATGTTGTCGCTTCCGCCCTGGGGGTAGAGGATCTCAAAGCCCGTCGAGTCGTCCGCATTCTCCCTGCCCACGTCGGGCAGGAAGCCGTTGCCCTTGCCGTAAGACAGTGCCAGCGGTGCGGACTTGTTGTATTCGATTTTCCTGAACGCCACGACCTTGTCGGCGAAGATGAATTCGGTGTCGAACTCATCAGCTATCATCTTGACGGCATCGTATATCGTGTTGAAAGAGAAGGCAACCACCTTCTGTTCGGCCGTCTTGCAGTCGCCGGCGGTCCAGCCGCTGCCGCGCATGTTCATGTTGTCGGCGATCAGCTGGGCGAACTCCGCCGGTGAGGCGCAGAATGAAAACGCCAGCCTGTTGTCGCTCGGGTTGCGCAGCATGTAGCTCTTGCCGGAAGCCTCATCACCCTCCAACGTGAGGGTATAGGTGTAGTATCTCGATGCTTTCTTGGTGAACTTGGAAGCCTTGCGCATCGTGTATTTCACGCCCTCGAACGTGATGTAGCACCCGATCGGTATGTCGACGTAATATGACAGCCGGAAGACAAGCGTCACGGCATTGTCCCCCATCAGCTGCCTGTTGCGGTATGCCTCGTCATCAGGCTGTACGGTCAGCAGCGTCGTCCCGTCGGCATTGTATATCGTTATCATCTCTAATCGTCCTCCATACGTTCATCGGCGATGACCGCAAAAGTCATCGTGAAATCGCACCATAAGCCCCCGCCCGGTTTCGGCACGATGTCGTTCACCGTGCAGGACTTGTAGTACACCGTTATCTGCCTTCCCTCGAACTGGATCACCCTCCCGCGGGGTTGGATGAGGTCGTGGAGGAAGGCTTTGGCTCTCGCCCAGAAAGCTGTCAACGTATCGGCCTTGAGGTTGAACGGTATGGCAATATCGCGTGTCCCGTAGTGCGACGCCCCGTCGTCATACTGCTGTCCCGCCACGCCGTAAGCTTTCACCGTGAGGTTGGCTCTCATCGGCGTCTCCTTCGCTATCGCTTCCCTCGCTCCCGATGTCGGCCTTATGCCGTAAAGCGCCATGTCGGTGCCGTCGATCAGGAATCCCGTGTCGGATATCGACTTCTCAGGTGCGGCATACGTGTAGCCGTCAAGGAAGTCGTCGTCGCAGGCCATCGTGAGGGTGAATGTGCCCTTGCCGTTGACGGTATTGATCGAGTCCTCGGATACGAGCCTCAGGCGCAGCGAAAGGCCGATCACGGCGAAGTTGAACGTATGGTACGGCGTCCCTTCAAGAAGCCTGATGAAGCTCGCGTAGCCTGTCTCCAGCGTGCAATAGAACAGCACCTGCACCTGCCTCGCGTCGAGCACGGGGTTGAGCAGGTCCGCATCTATGCCGTCCTCGTCATACCACTCCGTCGTGTTGACGCTGGCCATAGGAGGGAAAGCTGCCACGCCGTTGAGGCCGGACTGCGCTATCCCCACGCCGTAGAGCGTGGAAGCATCGTTGCCGTCTATGTATAAATCCCCTTTCATCGCTTCATATAGATACCGTTATCGTTCATCGAGCTTACCGCCTGCGCTATAAGGTTTATCTTATTGCCGTTGGCAGCCACGTCATCACGGAGTAACATTATCTGCGCCCTCGTCCCCGAGAGTGTACCGAGGATCTCGGTTGAAATGGCGTTCAGGTCGTTCACGCCGGTGACCAGCTGGTACGTGTGGCTCTGTATGGTCGTAAGCCTTGCATTGTTCTCATCCACGCTGTCCTGCGAAGCCGTCGCAACGCCTTCCGACGTGCTTGTCCTGTCGGAGTCGAACGTGATGCCGTATTCTGCCGCTTCGTCCTTGATCGCCTCTGCAGCAGTCTCCGCCTCCGAGACGATATCAGGCAGGCCGGAATAGATCTGGCCAATGACATCGGTGATCTCCGTTGCATCCCCCTTTGAGAATGCATCCTTCAGGGCGTCTTCGTATTGCGACAGGTAGTTGTTAATTAGCAGCTCCTTGATCATCTCCTGGGCTATGTTGGCGATGGCGTCTGCACTGACGTCCTCCAGCTTCTCCCAGGCGTCCGTGCCGCTGTTGACTATGCTGTCCCAGATGGCCGAAGCGAAGTCGTCACCTATTGAGCCGGTAACGTCACTTATCTCATCCTCGAGTGCTGACTCGGCATCGTCGTAGGCGTTCTTGAGGTCAATGGCGTTCTGTATCTGCGTGCGCTGGTCATCGCTGAGCTGCTTGTTCGTGTCAAGGAGCGTTTGTGCGGCGTCGGTGTCAAGCTCACCTTCGCTGTTCCACAGGTCCGGGTATGCCTCCGAGAGGCTCTCATATACGTCCGCATCGCCGAACAGGTTCTGCAGCCAGCCTTTGTCCTTGACCTTGATCTGCATGTTCGCTATGGAGGTGCTTGCCGACTGTATGGTGCCCGATATGTCTTCAAGGTTGGTGTATGTCGTATCTCCGTTCAGCGTCTTCTGGTAGTCCTTCAACGCCTCGGTTGCAAGCTCGGCCGCCTTCTTCGCTTTCGACAGCGACAGCGTCCCGAAGATGGTGTCATAGTCGTCGTCGTTGAGTTGCAGCTTCATCAGCTTGTACTGGTCCTGGAAATCCTTCTGCGAGTTGTTGTATGCGATGACGCTCTCCTTGGCCTGCACGAAGCCGTCAATGAGGGCGGAAGTGATGCTTGAGACGCCCGACACTACCGCCCCGACCCAGTTGCCGGAGGCGAAGCCCTGCAGGACGTTCTGCGCTATGCCCGCAACACCGCTGATCTGCTCCCCAATGTCTTGCAGGCCGCTGTTGCCACCGCTCTTGCCGAGGTTTGTGAGTGTGCTGCCTAAGGTGCTGGCCGCCGAGGTTATCGTGTTTATGGCTGCTCCGATGCCCTGTCCCTTAAGGTCATGCTTCAACCTGTCTATCGCGTCCCTGAGGTCGGTTATGCGTTTGACCGAGTCCTTGTCCGTGGAGCCGCTGGCACTGAAGATGTTTAACAGCGACTTGTCCGAGTTGAGCTTCTTCAGCGTCTGTGCGAACGTCTCCCAGTTGGCGGAGAAGTCGATGTCGCTGATGCCGTTCAGTTCGTTCCTGAGGGAGGCTATCTGTTGCTGGACATCCTTGATCTGGTCCGGGTCGGTGAGAGTCTTGAGGGCGTCTTCGGCCATGTCGATCGACTTCACGAGTTCGGTACGCGTCAGTGTCGAGGCGTCGCGGAATATCTGGACGAACTTGTCGCCCTGCTTGAAGTCTATCGAGCTGAGTTCCTTCTCCATCGCCTTGCGGGCGTTCTCGGCATTCTCGGTATAGCCCGCCTTGGTGAGGTCGTCGATTTTTTCTTGGTATTCCTCGGTGATCCGCTCTTTCTTCTGTTCCGTGGTCTCGTATTCCTCGACTTCCTGCTTGAGCACTTCGGCTTTGTCCGCTTCGGACTGGGCTGCGACAAGTCCCTTGCGGTTCTCGTACACCTTCGTGTCGGGGTTGTCGTTGCCGGCTTTCTTCTCGAGTGCGACATAAGCGTCTTCCTCTTTCTGTATGGCCTGTAACTTCCTCTCTTTCTCAAGCTCGATCAGCGCGATGCGGTCTGTGACGCCCGATTTCTCAAGCTCGTAGACCTGTTCCTCGTATTCCTGCTGCGCCTGCTGCTTATCGCTGAGAGCCTGCTCCGCGGCTTTCTTCTCCTCCTGCTCGGCGGCCTCTTCCTTTTTCTTCTCTCCATCTTTCTTCGTCGGAGTTGTTTGGTTAGGCTGTGTTTTAATACTACTATATGAATCAATATATGACTGATATTGTGCTATTTCACGTTTGAGTGCAGTCCCCTTTGCCCCCTTCGCCTCAATGTCTGTGAGCGCATCGAGTTCATCTTGTGCCGCTTGTTTTTTGTCCTCCCAGAACTTCTTGTTTTTTATGACGACCTGCTTTCCCTTCTTATCGTCTGTCTCTTCCTCGGAAGCCGGCTTTATAATCTTGCCGAACAAATCCTCAGCTTTTTTTCCTATTGTCTTGAGACGCTGCGCACCTTCTGCATAGTCGGCTGAAGCTTGCGAATATACCTTGCCATTGCCAACCATGTTACTGAGACCAGCCGAGTTGAGGGTGTTGGCTCCTTGAATGTAGAGTCGCGATTTCTCTTTCACATCCGTAGAGTTCGCTGCCTGCTCGAACGTATTGCGCAGCGAGGCGAACAGAGCTTCACCGAGATCCTCTCCTTTCTCCTTGATAAGCTTGTTGCGCAACGACTGGAGTGCATCGGTCATCTGCTTTGAAGCGATGTCACTCTCTGCCTTAACGTATGTATCTGCCGCACGCGCCCTGGCGGTTTCCTGAATGGCGGCCGTTAGAGCTTTTTGCGCAGCAGCGACGTCTTTGAGGTTCTTCACCTCGGAGCTCATCTGATCAAGGTAAGAGCCATACTTCTGTTGTATTGCATCTTTCGCAGCCGCATATTCCTCCGTGCCCTCCTTTGCCTTCTTAAGACGGTCGAACATGATATCAAGGACAGCCGTTTCACTCGTGAGCGACGTCTGATATTCGTCGACGGCTTTCTGTGCGCGTTTGGTGGTCTTTTCGGCCTCGCTCTGATAAGTTGCAAATTTGTATGTGCAGAGTGCCAATGCGGCCACGGTTGCGGCGGCAATCGCATACGGATTCATGAGCAGAGTAGCATTGAGTGCCTTCTGCGCTTTCTCCGTGAGAAGCATGGCATTGTATTGCGCAAGCTCCGCGATTGTCCATCCTTTAGTGACTGATGTCGCAACGGACTCTGTGGCGTTCAGCACAATAAGAGCTGTCCGGTAGACGCCGTAAGTACCCGCTAATTCAAGAAGGATACGGCCCAGTTTATCGTAGTTCTCGATCAGTTCCCTGACACCCTTGATACCCGTCATTATCACACCTTGCGAAGACTTACCGATGGAGTTCATCGCGTTGTCGAAGGCATCGCCGACCATTGAAATCTGGCCGTTGATAGTCTGGGCACCTTTTTCCGACATCTGATAGAACTTGCCGCCGGCGCTGGTGGCGTCGATGAACGCCTGCTGCACCATCTCGGTAGATATGGCCCCTTTCTCCATTTCCTTCTTCAGCTGAGCTATCGACTTGCCCGTCTTCTTGGACATCACGCTCAGAGGGTTGAAGCCCGCGTTTATCATCTGCAGCAGGTCCTGTCCCATAAGGCGTCCTGAAGCCGACATCTGCGAGAAGGCGAGGGAGAGCGCCTGGAAACGCTGGGCGTTGCCCTGCGATACGTCACCTATGGCCTTTATGAAAGTCGGTATCTTCTCCGCCTGGATGTTGAAGCCAAGCATCATCTGTGTCGCCGACGATATGCCTTCAAAGGACAGCGGCGATATCGCGGCATACTGCTTGATCTCGCTGGTAAGCTTCGCAGCCCTGTCGATGTCGCCGCCGAGCATGGTCTCTATGGAGACCTGTATCTGCTGGAACTTCGCACGCGTGTTGATGATTGCGCTGCCGAGTTGCTTGAGCACATAGACGCCGCCGACGGCCCCGAAATCCTTCTTGAGGACGGTGCCGAAGCTGTCCGCCGCCTTGGCGTTGGCGTTCATCTCGCCTTTGAGGTAGGAGTACTCGGCTCTCATCTTCTTGGTGGCCAGCGTAGCCTGTTTCTGCTGGGTCTGGAGACCGAGTAAGGCCGTCTTCTCCCTCTCGAGTGCTTTTGTGGCTGCATCCAGTTCGCTGCCGATGAATGTCTTCTGTGCGCCTGACAGGCCCTTGCTCCTGTATGCAGCCTTGAGTTCGCGTATCTTCTGCGTCATCTGCGCCACGACGCTCTTCTGGTTGATGATCTTCCCCGTGAGCGTGTTGCTCTCCTTCGCGGCTTTGTAGAACGCTTCCCGGTAGGCCGTATCTATGGCCTTGCCCGTCTCGGAGGCGCTCTTGCCGCTGTTGACCATCGCCTGGCGTGTCTCCTGCAGCTTACGCTTCAGGTCGTCATTGTTGCCCGTTATGTCGAAGTTGATCTTAACCTTTTCTCATCCCGTTTTTAATCGAACGCATCGTGCCCATGAACTGATCCCAGTTCAGGTTCGTCATGTTCGCGCCTTCCTTTACCGTCGCCTCGCTGCCGCCGCTTCCCTTGCCCGATAACGGAACTACCACCGTATCCACAAGCATCATGTAGAGGTTCAGGTAGCTTATGCCCCACATCGCATAGTCGTAGGTCCACCCGTATTTGCTGCATACCGGATCGATCATCGACCCCCACAAGGTGCGTCCCCCGATTGTCCCTCTATCCGACCCGCACCTTGCTTTTCTCTCGGCTTGTTTTGCCTTAATATCTTCGTCAATCGAATAGAGTTTATAAAATTTACGTAGTCGATCTGTGTCAGTATGGCCATCACCACCGTCGAGAAATCCGCCGGGCTTGAATGCCATCGGAAGAAGTCGCTGTCGGCACGTATCTTCGCATCGTCAAGCATGTCTTCGCGTGAGTTCTGCACCGCTACGGCCATAAGGTCGCATACAGCGTCCGTCTTCTCCTCACATATCCTCATCGTCTCCGTCTCGGGGTTCTTCCCAAGTGCCTTGTCGTCTATGTCCAGAGCAAGGTAACACTTCGACAGAAGCTGCATCTTGCCCAGACAAGGCGGGTTGATGACGAAAGGGCGTGTCTTCTCCACCTCGCGGGCTTTTGCCTTCATGCCGAGCCTGGCCCGTATCTTCCGTAACATGCCGCCTGCCGGAGGTGTCACCGTCTCCGTGTATGTCACCGTAAAGCGTATGGGCTTCTCCACCATCGCGTCGGAGACCATGCCTTCAATTATGCGTTTCTTGTCTTTCACTGTCATGTCGTTAATTTTGGAAGGGCGGGAGGATTCGCACCTCCATCTGCAAAACTGCCGCTCTGGCTGTTGAGCTATGCCCTCAGATAGATGTAGCCTTGTCAGGCTGCCGCTGCGACGGTACCGAACTGGAACATCTCGGCGTCATCGCGGTCAGGCCATACCAGGTCCACTTCGCATGTCCCCAGCCAGCCTTTGTCTTTCTGGTAGTCGAGGTCCATGTTGACGTACGTCTTCGCCGCCTCGAACGTGTCGCTCCCTATAGCCTTAGGGTTGGCGAGCTTGAAGCTTGTGGCGGTGTTGTTCACCAGTGAGGTGACTTTTATCTTCCTTGCCGTAGCGTCCGTGGTGTCCTCGGTGATAGTCCAGAACTTGCCCTTTGTCTCCTCGGTGGGGTTGATAAGGGTGAATTTCACGGCGAGTGAAGGTTCGAGTTTCAGAAGGTCAAGCAGCTTGCCGTTGATGTCCTTCAATTCGTATTTGTCGCCTGCCGTAGTCTCGATGGAGAAGTTATCCGGGGACACGGAGCCGACATCCGCCCACGCGGTGCCCATTGCGTCGCTGTCTCCCATGACAGAGAGGTAAAGATGCAGGTCGCCCCATGCAGTCTTTGTTTTTGTTGCGCTTAATGCCATAGTAATTAATAATTTGTGTTGTTAAAATCCAATTGTGTGTTTATGAAATGCTCATCCTTGCCATTGACTTTCTCGGTGTGCTGTTTGTCCGCGGTGATCTTGTAGTCTTCGTCATCGTACCGTCCCTGGCATTCCTTGAACAGGGCGAACGCCATCTTCTCAAGCTTCTCCAACCGTGCCGTGTCCGGTTCATACTGCCCGTCCTCCTTGATGTCAGGGACGTAGATGTTCAGGTTCACGACGCAGTGCTGGTACTTGCCTATGCTGCCGGACGTCAGGACCGATATCACGATATCCTCCTTGCTGGAGTTCAGCGGACGGTTCAGCTTCGTCACGACGCCGTCGACCTCATTAGCCAGGTCGGAGCCTTTGACTACCTTGTAAACGATGCTTTTGATGTCTTCTTCGCATAACATGGCTACCGTGTCGAAAAGTTCAACTGCCGCATCATACCGGGAAGCTCGTCTTCCGCGAACAGCTCGGCGTCCTTGAGCACGCATTTGTTGTCATGCGCCTCGACGTAGGAAGCGTGTTCGGCTCCGGCTACGACGTCAAGGCTGTAACCGTGGGAGTGGCTTCCGGCCAGCTCCGTGGCGAAGGCCTTGCCTTTATTGGCCCCGTCGAAGCCGTCCAGCACCACCTGGAAGCCGGATAGCTTGCATATCTGTCCGTCCTTGGCTACGGCGTAGCCGATGGAGCTTCTGAGGTTGCCCATACGGTTGAAGAACGTGTCGGTCTCCATGCGCCGGCGTGACATGTCCATGCAACGCTCTCCGAGAGCTGCAAGCATGTCAAGCACCTTCGCATCGGTCTCGGCAATGATCTTGCTGAAGCATGCGTCAAGCTCAGGCGTCTTTGTCGTCATCTTTATAGCCATAGCCTTGAGGATAGTTGATAATGATGGAACCCCTGTACCGTCTTCTCGCAGATAAGAGGACGTGTGCCGTCTTCTTCCTGTGAGCCGTAGAGACGGACTTTCTCTCCCAGCGCAAAATCCCTGCAGTCGGCATCGAGGTAGACCTCATAACTGTACACACGGGCTACGCCGTCGGCGAATGTGATCTCGTTGGCACGCCCGTTAGGTACGGCGTTGCACGGTATCGCACCCGTCCACTCCCCCTCCGATACAAGGATCTTGTCCCCGTTATCATCGGTGTCGTAGGTGTCCGGTGTGTGGTACTCTATGATGTATGGTCTGAACTCTACAACCTGTGCAGGAATGTTACTGAAGGGTTAAGCTTGTCTTCAATCCCGAGGTCGGAACAGAGGCTGCCATAATAGCTTTTCAAGGCCGCTTTGTCCCATGACATCGACACGCTTCCTTCGCCTATCGAAGCAGGGCGGGCCAGCAGTGACGGGATGAACAGGCATACCGCCTTGCGGACGGTATCAAGATTGTCGGCGGTCACGTTGGTGGCCGTGTCAAGTCCGAGCGGAAGGCACATATCGAGCAGGTCAGCCTCCGACAAGTATATGCCGAAGGACTTGAACCTGCCTTTTATGTAGTCCTTGATGCTCATTGAGCGTTCATAGTGGAGAGGTCGAAGTTCACAATCTTATTCGGATTGCTGATTTGCGGAATCCATTCCGCAGAGTATTCGAGATAACGGCCGTTCTTGTCTTTGTAACCACATACGAGCAGATCGCCATCGGCCTGCGTATAGGTACGGCCCGGCACGCCATCTGTCGCTTCATACGGAGTGTGATACCTCATGTACCCGATCTGATCCTGCGGCAAAAGGGTGATGCGGTCATCCGCGTATATCGCCTGATTGACGCCATCCTGATCCTCGACATAATCGTCTTTGATCTCAATTGCCGGCAAACCGATGCCAGTAAATACTTGGGAGGCCATCTCGGAAGTCATCACGCCGGGACCCATATAGAACTGATTCTGTCCAAGTACCATCTTGAATTTGTCGCCAAACTCACTCGATCCGATAATGTCTTTCACGAATGTCGCGCGGGACATGATCATTTTCTGGAAGGCACCATAGTCCGGCTTTAGAGCATTGATCTCATTCAACAGATAGGTGATGAAGTTCGCCTTGTCGGTTATTGCAGGAGTGATGGACTTAAACGGAAGGTCAATGCTGAGAAGTGTAGTGCCGTCAACATTGTTATCCTTGTTCTTTACTTCCGCCGAGCCTGTCATAAGCAGTGAGCCGACCACCAGATCCATGCGTTTGTGTGCTGCCAGGAGGACCTGACGATAGTCGTCATAGATGAAACTGATGATATCGTTCAGGGCCGTTACCTGATCCTGTGTCCTGGCGGCGTTGTATTTGTCGATCAAATCCTGCAAGTCGGAGAGCCGGTCGATGGACATCTGATAGGCATCGCCCAGATAGGCGACCTCACCATAACCGCTGCCGATATTCCGTCTTTCACGGATCGGCTTTTCTCCGTATTGCGAATTGATGGAACCTGCTACAACGCCGGTAACGGTACCGATATAGTCCTTGAAGACGCGTTGTGTCGTCTTACGGAAAGTCAAATACTGCTGCCAGTAGATGGCATCCTTTCTCGTTTGTAAAACCCTGTCTATCGTTGCGGAGACGATATCCGGATCATTGAATAATGTCTGAATTGTAAGTTGCATAGCTCAATTTTTTATTCGTTAAACTGGAAGAAGGGAAGGTTGGCTTTATCCTTATCACTGAAGGGCAAAACCAGCTTATCCGGCTCGATCTCGAAAGCTCTCTGTAAGAGGGCGACCAATACGATCCCGCTTTCTATCTTCTTGCGTCCGTAGAGTGCGGAGTTTGCGGTATGCTTTGCCGTCGTCCCTCCCACGGCTGCCGATTCAAAAAGGACCTTTCCGATAGCCAGGTTTGCACCAAAGGCGGCATTTATCGTCAAAATGTCGTAGTCATCATTCGATTTGTCAATCGAATTCACAAGAGCGCCATGAGAACCATTACCGACAAACATCCCCGCATAGGCAAGGGAGTTCTTCTCGATTTTGATTGTCAAGGCATTATCTCCGGTATTGTAAGCTTCCACCACTTTCACATTCCGTACCGGAACGGCCGTCTTTGCGACCAGATCCGCTTCGATAGGGGTGAAAGAAGGCAGATAGTTACCTACCGTCAGGTTGCTCGTATCAAGCTTGTACGCGCCCCTTCTCCGTATCCCGGACTGGACGTCATAGCGTTCCTCTTTCTCTTTTTCCGGGACCAGGTTGTAAGTAAATCCTGCTGCCATAATTTTTTACTTTTTTGTTTGTTGTTCTACAATCTCTTTCGTCCCATTACGGATAGTCTCTGCTATGCCCTTTTCTTCCGTGGGCATACCTCGGCTACCTTCGGGAGGCTTCACCCCCTCAAACCCGATGTTTGTGAAGTCCTGTTTCAGCGATTTGAAGTAGTCGTCGAGGTTGGCATCGCCGGCAATGTTCAGCTTCCCGACAAAGGCGTCCGGTATGCCGTATTCCTTTGCCTTGGCTGCGATGTCCGCGTTGCGTGTCTCGGTGACCTTCTGCTGTTCCAGTGCGGCGACTTTCTCGGAATAAGGCTTTAGGGCTTCATCGAACAGGGCTTTCACCTTCGCGGATGTCAACTGTTCTTCTTTACCTTCGTCTTTCTTGTCGTCGATTTCGGTTTTCTTGCTTTCACCGGCCTTCTGGTTCTGTGTGAGTTCCTCGATCTTCTTCGTCAAGTTGGACTTTTCCGTGTTCCCCTTGTCGATGCCGACCTGCAAGGCCCTCAGAACCTCCTCCTGCCCCTGTACCACAGTTGCAAGGTTTTCATCCGTTACCAGGCCAGTTGCCAGCAGGGAAGCTGCCAGCCCCTGAAGCGTAGCGTCGTCTACACCATACTTCTTTGAAAAAGTCTGTTTTAGACTGTTGAATATTGTCTGTTTGTCCATTGTGATGTGAGTTGGTTATTGTTGTCGGAAGTAAAATTAACACGCATTCATACTGTAATCAATGTTTTACGGCTCTTTGTCATGACTTGGGGCAGGTTGTCGTAAAATAGGCTTGAAGGCACGAAAAACCCCGCTCCCAAACAGGGCGGGGCACGGAAAGGAAAGGCGGTCTTAGTACGTGCCTTTACCTTCCCGCCTGTTGTTTTCCGGGCTTTGCCTGGGTCTCTTGAGGGCTTGCGACCTGGTCGGCGTTGGCAGTGTTGACTGCGTTGGGTGTATTGTTTGAAGGTGCCTTCTCGTCGTCTTCCTTTTGCATCTCCCTGAGTTCGTCATCCACCTCGTCGACGATGCCGGCCATGATGACCCCGGTCTTGCGTGATGCGACAGCTCCGCCGGAAGCCTTTACCGCCAGCTCCACTTTCTCCTCGAGGTTGTCTATAGTGTACGGATCCACTTCGGCGTCGATGTCTATGCTCTCTGCCGCCTTGCTGTAATAGGAGTTGATGCTCCCTATCGCCGCCGGAAGGAAATTATACCTGCGCTGGAAATGCTCGCCTACGATCTCGGCGTGGTTGTCGACGGCCAGAAGGGTGCCCATGAAGATGAACTTGAACGAGGTCCCGGACGGCACCTGGCCTATGCCCTTGAGAGCGTCCACGGACAGGCGCGGCGTCTTCGTCATCGAGTAGATGCGCTCCATGAGGAAGTCGAATTCGAGTTTGGCGTTTTCCGGCGTCTGGTTCCATGTCAGGTAGTAGACCTTGCCGCCGTTGCGTATCTGTATGACGTCCCCGTTCTCTTTTGTCGGCACTCCCACCATGTCGCCTTCGACGACAGGCTTTGGATAGAAGTTGTAGTCTATGCAGTCGGCGTAGTCGGAGACGAGCTTCTCGAGACTCTCGCGCATCGGCTTGATATTGTGGCAGAGCGTGACGGGACTGTATGAGTAGATCACCGGTATCTTGCCGAAGTGATGCTGGAAAGAAAGGCTCTTGTCCACCGTCCAGTCGGGCGAGCTTGTCCAGACCTTGACTTCCTTGTCATCGACATACATGAACTTCGTTATCCAGCTGTCGTTGTCATCCTTGATACGGTACTCGCGGCAGAAGGCGACAAGGTTGTGGTTATCGTCGAACTTCGGGTAAAGCCTGTCGCCGCGGAATGGCGACCACAGCGTGCATTTGAGCTTGTATTGTACGTTGTCCTTCAACCCGAAGGCGTTACGTATCTTGTTGCGCAGCTTCTTCCAGAAGGAGTTATCCTTGACGGCATACCAGTATTCGGCCACTTCCTGCTCGGCGAATACGGAGCGCACGAGGCGTTTGTTCACGAAACGCATCTTGTTCGACCTGTTGACGGCTTTCACCACCTTGAACAGTTCTTTTTCGCCGTCGTCGTCGGTGTCGCACGTGAGTTTTGGCTCCTTGCCTGCCGTGAATGCGGTATGTATGTCGACGATATCCTGCTCTATCGGCAGCGGTATGCGGTTGCGGCGGTCGGGGCGCGTCTCACGCGGCTGTGTCACCTTGCCCGTACGTTCATCCTTGATCTCGTCCCTGATGATCTTCACGCCATCGGGGTACTTCTCCTTGTCTGCCCATATCTCATGGCGGAACGGGTCCCATTCGTCCCACAACTCCGCCGCATTCGGCAGCGGCGTGTCACGCTTGCGCAGTTGCGTTATCTTCTCGGCTTCCGTGGGCAATGCCTTTATTTCTTCAATTGTCATTTTACTGTTGTTGTTTTGATGTTAACGGAATACCCCGGCGAAATCCTTGACCGGCTCTTTCTGGCCCATACGCTCCATGAGGCATACGTACCTTATGCCGTCGATGCAGTGGTTGTAGCTGTCGACAGGCACGTTGAGCCATTTGCCGTTCTTGTCCTGCTGCCAGGTATAGTTTTTCAGTTCCCTGATAAGGTCGATGCTGTTCTCGGTGACATACATCCTGTGGCCTTTCATCCAGTCGATGCCCGCCTCTATGGAGCCTGCATACTTGCGCACCGCCTCGATGTTGAAGCCGGCGTTATAGATTTCGTCGACAAGCCGCGGGTCGGCACTCTCCGACCATATCTTGCGACGCGGCAGCGGACGCAGGCCCTCGATGATGTCCTTTGTCAGCATGCCCGTCGTGTAAAACTTCTCGTCAAGGTATATCGCGTTGTCAAGGAAGCCGACTTCCTCACAGGCCGTAGGGTCAGACGAATAGCCGAAGTCGAGGCCGTAGTAACGCTCTTTCACCCACAGCGGCACTTCCTTTATGATCTTCCAGTTATCGAATACGAGTCCTTCGATCTTTGCGCGCTTGCCAAGGCCGTAGATGAGCCACTTTCTCTTGTCGACGGTCCCCTGTGAATAATTGTATTCGGTTGGTTCATAGGAGAGTATCTTACGCCGCATGTTATCCGGTATGAAAGGGTTGTCGATCATCGTCGAATGGTCGAAGTAGCAGTCCTTGCGTCCTATGACCTTGTCGTATATCCAGTGCTCCTCGGCCGAAGGGTTGTAGTCGAGGATCATGAAGCGGGAGCAACGCTGTTCGAGCTGGTCGAAGTCGTCCTTGTTGCATTCCATCGCCTCGTTGATCCATACGATGTCGCTTGTCAGGCCGTGCAGCTTCTGCACGTCGTCAAGCCCCACGAACTCGAATGTGGTGGTGTACAGGTGGACTATCTTGAGCGTCTTGTTGATGGAGCAGTCCTGCATCAGCCCCGTCATGACGAGGATGTTCTGGAAATCCGTCCAGACCGTCGAAGACAGCCATGTGCCTTTCTTGCGGGAGATGAGCACGCGGTTTGTCCTGTCCTGGTTGCTGAGTGCGTAGATGAGAAGGAACTGTATTATGGAATATGTCTTCGAGGAACGGGAGCCGCCCTCGAATACGAACACGTGGTACCTGTCAAGGCCGTGGGCCTTGATGAGCCGCGACAGGATAGGCGTTCCTTTTATTTCTAATTGTCTTTCGCCAACCCTACGTTGCTGTCCTTGTCCTGCAGATCGCAGTCCTCTTTCTTGTTATAGATGATCTCGACGGCCACCTTCGGCGGAGCAAGGGACTTGCCCTGCGACGTTATGTCGATGTTCTGAGCCGACCTCTCGCGCCATTCGTCGTCATGCAGGCGCAGCCACAGGTCGAGGGCCTTGGTGTTAGCCGGCTGCTCCGTCGTTATCTCCTCGTCCAGCCAGTCGTCGGTCACCGTGCCGTCCTTCAATACGATCCTCTTATGCGACTTGCTCATGACGGTGTCGCCGCCCATTGCGGCCTTGAGGAACCTCGCACGCACAGCGGCGTTGATTTTCAGGCGCGCCTGCGTCAATGTTTCGCTTATTTCCCTGATTTTGTTCTTCTTCTCGCTGAATTTCTGGTAGCACAGGCCGATGTTGTGCGCTATCTCCATGTCCGTCATGCCCGTCTGGGCAAGCTTTTCTATCCTGTCGAGGAACTCGGCGCTGCGGTAGTCGAACTTCGGTTTCCTGCCCCTTTTCTTCTTCTTCGTTATGTCTGTCTGCTGCTGTTCCATTGCCGGTTGTGTTTTTTATTCGACTCTCTCGATCATGTCGGAGAAAGCCTCACCCTTGATGAATTTCCCTTCCTTGTCGAAGCCGAACCGTTCCATGAATGATGCCTTGGCCTTTATGGTGTCGAAAGTGAGCATCACGTACGCTTCCATGTTCTCCGCCTTCTCTTCGGCCTTGTCGAGTATCTGCCCTTTGACGTTCTTGTTGTGGGCGATCTTCTGCTCGCTTGTCATCTCGGCTTTCGCCTGCTTCTCCGCCTCTTTCGCGGCGTCTACGGGTGCCGTGACCTCGTTAAGGGCGTCGGCTATCGCGCTTTCCTCCTCCGTCTTCATGGTGAAGTCCACGCCGATGATGTTCAGGTCCTCTGCCGTCAGCCCGGCCGCCTCGCAGTCGATGCCGGGGATGATCTCGCGCATCAGGTCGTAGTCCCACTGTCCCTGGGCGTTCGGGTTGTTCAGGAGTATGTTGAGTTGCTTCTCGTCCTGTTCGCTTACTTCGATGACGTCGACACGCAGGCGGTAGTCGTTCTCTTTCGTTGCGGCGTCGTATTTATTCAGCTCGTCCATCACGGCCACCCTCTGGTGCCCGCTGACGATCGTCATACCCGTAGTACGGTTCACGATGATGCCGCCGAGAAGGCCGTACCGGCGTATGCCTTTCTTGAGCGTCTTTTTCGCCTCGTCGGTGATCGTGCGCGGGTTGTAGTCCGAAAACCTTATCTCCGAACGCCTGACCTCCATAGGCACCGAATTGACGTATTTGCTAAGATCCGTTATTTTCCTCTTGTCTGTTGTCATGATCGTACAATATCTTTTCACTCATCGGAAACGCCTTCAGCACCTTCGCAAGGTCCTGCGGGTAGTGCTCCCTCATCCAGACGTAACAGTCCTCGTTGAATCCCACGCCACCGCTCGCGTTCCTGCTGTATCTCACCGGCTGCGGCAGACGGTGCTGCCGCATGTATGACAGCACGTCCTTTTGCGTCCACTCGGCCAGGGGATACGCCTTGCCGTTGTTGATGTAGTGGTTTGCCGCGTAGCCGTCGAGCATAAGACGCCTGTTCAGGCTGTCCGCCTTCTTCATCCCGTAGAAGGAGTATTCGATGCCGTATTTCAGCTTCATGTTCGCGTCGATGTCCTTCAGGGAGAGAAGCCGCATCTTCGGGTTGGGTACGCAGTACAGCCCGCATCGCATGATCCTTGTCAGGCTCCAGTGCGGCACCTGCACGAACACGGTGTTCGGGTAGCGGCCTTCGGCCCACCTGATGTATTTCTCTATGTGTTCAAGCCCCGGGACGAAGTACATGAATACGCATATCACGTGCCTGAACTTCGGGGCTATGAGATCAAGGACCACGAGGGAGTCCTTGCCCAGGGAACAAAACAGTATGGCAGTGTCAGAGTGTTCCCTGACGCTGCCGATACATTCCTCCGTGTGCCCGATCAGCCCCATACGGCTGTTATCCGGTGCTGAGACCGAATCCTGCACGGACCTGGCGGGCCTTCTGCTTGTGGCTCATGAAGCGCCCGCCATTGGTTACCTTGCCTGTGCTCGCGTCAGTGAAACCCTGTGATACATTCTTTGTTCTTAAAACCCGGTTTTGTTTTTAATAAGTTAACTTTTTATGATGCTACCTAACTGATAGTCTATCTCTGCATCGACGTACTCGCGTCCTTCATAGGTGTAGGTGACTTCGTTGCCTTTTTCGTCGGTGAGGAAGATGATCTTGGCGCCCTTGACCCCGACGAGGGCCGTCTGGCGGTCTTTCTGGTATCCGACATACAGACGTATCGCATCGTATTTGATCGGGCGCGCCTGCACGTAGTCGAGACGGTCCGCGGGTATGTCCGTATCCCTGGCGTAGACGGTGTCGTCCGTGTCGACGTATTCGATGTAACGGCTTGCGGTCTTCGCTCTCACCTCGCGTGTCTCTACTTTCTTTGTCCCGGCGACGATGGCGTCGAAATACTTCTGTTTGATGATAAGTGTCAATATTTTCATGATAGTTGTTTGATTGGTTTGGTTATAGGTGCGGGGGACGGACTCGAACCGCCGACCTCTTGCAGGTTAGGCAAGCAAGCTTATCCAACTGCTCCACCCCGCGCGGCATCTGTTGCTACAAATTTAGCAAGACAGATGCCTTTCGGGTATTCATAATACACCCTAATTTACGACAATGTTTTAATTGTCATGATAATAAATGTGCTTTTTCATGCAGGCAGGTCCTTGCACAGCGTTATGCCGAAGTCGCGGCCCGTGACCAGGGCGGCGCTCTCGTATTCCCTGCCGCCGATGTCGATGATGCAGCGGCCGTAGAACAGGCCGTTCTGCTGCACCTCGAAATAGTCCACCTTCTGGCGTTGTGGTATGGTCGTGATACGCTCTCGGAAGAAGGGGACGTCGGTGGCGTAGCCGCGCCCGAACTCGAAACCCCCGTTTGCGGCTTTCGCCTCGTGTATGGCATCCGAGATGTCGAACCGTCCCGTGATGTCGCCCGTGAAGATCGCCACGGTGCTGACACTCTGATATCCGTCCATCATCTTGTCCTTATTAGCCCCTGTCTGTACGCTTTCGTGAACGGGTCTTTGTTGTTGCAGATAAATTCGTATCCGCGCGGTGCATTGGCCGCATCCTCGATGACCGACCACCCGGCCGGTATGCGGCTGTAAATCCTCACTTGTCCATTTCCCATTTTATATGTCTTCATCGTGTATTTAGAAATTACCGTATTATGCGTTTACAAGGTTGAACTTCTTGAAACAGCGAAACTCGTGTTTCTCGGTGTCGTAGAACAGCTGCACCGTCGGGTTTTTCACCCGCCTGTCGTTGTCGTAGTCGTGTTGCGGCAGCCTGTCGAACCTGAGGGTGCCCCACGCCTCGCGCAGGGTGCCGTCAACCTTCATGAAATAGAAACGGGGCTATGCCGTTGCGCATACGGCGCACCACCTTGTAGTTCGCCCAAGCCTTCTTCAGGCACTCGCCGAAGTCCACGCCCGTCTGCCTTCTGAACTGCCACGCAAGCAACATGATCTTGCTTAGATATGTCTTTTTCATCGTATTATGCGTTTAATTGATTTGGTTTATCTTGCTGAGTTTGGTAGGTAAGAAACCTTTATCCCTTTCTATCTTGAGGCCCATAGGCAGCGTTGCACCCTCAAGCTCTGAGAGGGTGAAGTACCCGTATTCTTTTTCGCCGTAGCCGTTGATCACCAGCCCGAAGAACTCGTAGTCGTTGTTGCCTTGTCTCTCTGCCTCGGTAACATACCAGGTCCATCTGCCTGTCGGTGCAAAGAATTTGCATATTGCCGTTGCATCCCCGCCCATGCCGTCCTGGCTGTAAAGCGGATATCTTTTAAGTCTGTTTTCGATTGCTTTAGTAATGAGTTTCATATATCGTTTCGTATTATATTAAAAGTTGTCTGCCCTTTCGACTGACGACAGGTTGCCGTCGTCGTCATACCTGCTTACCGTCACCTTGTCTATGATATCCTCGTCCTCGTAAGGCCCGAAGATCACAGCGTCCTCGGGGTCCGTGAAGAAGTACCTTTTTACCTCGCCCTCTGCTTCTGCTTCGCAGGCGTCCTCGGTGTTATCCGTGATGTCAATGCCCCTGATGTCGAAGTGTCCGTAGCCGCTTCTTGCGAACCGCTCTATTGCGTCGTCGATGACTGCCTTCTGTTGACTCTTAAGTTTCATAATTGCTGTTGTGATGTTTTATTATCTCTTTTCTGAGTACAAAGATATATTATAATATTCACATAAGCAAATAAAGTTTACATTATTTTATATTTTTTTTGATTATTAGATACCTTTTAATATTTTTGCCTCATATTATAATATCACGCAAAATGGAGCTTAGGGTAAAGGAAATCTGCAAAGAGAAAGGTATAACAATGGAATCGCTTGCCGATCAACTCGGCATAGCAAGGACAAATCTCACAAAAACGATAAACGGGAATCCGACAATAAGTACCCTGAACAAGATCGCCTCTGCCCTCGATGTGGAGCTGATAGACCTGTTCAACACGAAGAAGGAAGATTTCACCGCCTTCGTCTCATGCTCCGGTAAGATGTACCGTTTCGACGATTCGGAGAGCCTGGCGGAGTGGCTCGAAAAAAAGAAGCCCCAGACCGGAAAGGAGTGAGGCTCTATATCCAATTATGGGTAATCTATAAGATGCAGATTATACTAAAACGTCTTTTAATACGTAATTGCTATATTGATTCAAGAATCTTTCATATCCACCCTTGAATAAAAAGACCTGATCATTCAAAGGTCCAACTTGGTTCCTATTTATAGCAGGAAACTCCTCATAAAATTGGATAATACCAATGGATACTTCATAAAGCCATTTTAATAATCCTTTACCATTTGATAGTGCCATTGAGTTTATCAAATCCTTTGTGATTTTCTCTTCTATATAATTGACAATTAATATTTTATTGTTAGTATCTAATGAAAGAAAAGATTTGAGCATTCTATTTATATCTGCGTCATCAAATGAATAACCAATAACTGTAATGATGTTGCTTTTTAGAATATCTGCCGCCATTTTCTGATAATAAAAGGCATATGGCAGGTGGTTATAGCATCCATCTTTTGTTTGCCCAGTAACAATGAAAGTATTAAAATTATAAGCAAATTTATCTTGAAAAATAGGTAGTGTTCCATCTATAAAATTTGAATTTAATTTATTCCACCTAATTTTATTAGCATTAGTGGAATTATTAATATAACAGGTATCGTTGGTATTGTCGGAGATAAAGCGCAAGTGCCCATGAGGGAATGATATGGTTTTTTTTGCTTTAGCAAATCGAGTTACATCAAGATAAAATCTCTTAGTTCTGTCATTTCTCCTATGAAAGCCATGATCAACATCTAATCCTTCAATGGAATCTAAGATCACATCATCATAGTTTAATGAAATAAGAGATATTTTATCGCCCGTATCTTGTTTTTCTATGAAGTTTTTTTGTTGTTTAAGCAGCTTTTCATAATTATCAACTTTACCTAAATTAAGTATTGATTCTGCGATTATCGTGCGAAAAAGAAATGGTACCTTCTCCCATTCAAACTTTTGTTTAGGTTGAATTTCATTCAGTAATAATATATCGCTAAAAAGGGTTATGCCAGGCCACGGACCAAAAGAAAATGAGGAAATTTTATCTACTATTTCACAGATTTGCTCGAAATTGTATTTTGGGAATTTGGATTTTATCTTGTATAAAAATGAAATTACTTCATTTGTAGTTATCTGTATTCCTCTTTTTTCCAATGAATCATTATAGCGATCAATAACTTCACGCCATTTTTCAGGATTCAATATTTGTTGGGTGAGGTATTCCGTTGTCAATGTCGGTTTGAAAAAAGGAATAGAGGCCCCCGCTCCGAAGATCATTGTAGTCATGGTAATATTTTTTAATTCTATTTTAACATTGATCCCTACCAGGATGCCGTGCTGAGTTCGGAGCCTATCTCATGGATGGTGTCGAGGATCTCCTCGGAGCGTTTCTTTGAAGGTGTCTTCAGCCCGCTGATGTAAGCTGCCAGAAGGCTCTGCTTTATCCCCATACGCCGTGCTACTGCAGAAGCGTTGATCTCCGGGTGCTTCATGAAAAGAAGATAGAAGGGACTGTGTTCCTTTTCCTCAAAGAAGCCTTCAAAGCTCAGGTCTTCGTCCAGCTCCTCCCAATGTATGCCGTAGTCGTCGGCGGTATAAGCCCTCCTCTGTTCCGGTGTGGCGTCCCTTAACCTTGGATAGTCCGCGAACTTCTCCGCTGCTGTCTTACCGTCCGCTCTCTGAACCCAGACGGCCGAGTCCGTAAGCCATATTTTAGTTATCTTATCCATTTTTCTTATCGTTATTAAAGTAGTTGTTCCACAAAGTTATGATTGTCTCCTTATTGTCTTTTATTACCTTTTCGGCCGTTCGTAACTCCGAATCACTCAGGCCGTCGTTCTCAATCAGTTTCACTGGCATAAGAGAGAATTTCGCCCTCTGTCTGCCCTTGACGACGTGTATATGTATAGGTTCGTGTTCATTCGAGTAAAACATATAGACAAAGCCGAATAGTTTGAATATCGTTGGCATCTTTTTTCTTATTTCTATGCGAATATAGGTAATAAATTTATAACCTGCAAATATATTTGCACAAAAAAAGGACGCAACCCGAAGGCTGCGCCCGCTCCAAACCAATTAAAATGCCGAGACCTGCCGTTTTTTTATCTCGCTCCAAATATACTTAACATCATCGCGAAAGGAACTGTAGTTCTCCCATAAAAATATGACATCCCTCACGTTGTCGGAAATTGCCGAAGGAGCGTTCAGCCCGAAGCATTCGGCCAGCACATCACGCAGTCCCTTTCCCATTTTCTCGCCGGAGAGAGTCGCAGGGGAATAGAGCAAAACGACAATAAGAAGGAACTTGTCGCGGTCGTATGTGCCCTTGATTTTCTCGCCGTTTCCGCGTTCGGCCAGTATCTCCTGGAACAGCTTCCAGAGTTCCGGTATCTTCGACATATCTGTCAGCACAGGTTCTGCCAATGTCTTGTTCCTGCACGTCAGTTCACTGATGCTTTTTCTATTCCGCGCCATCTCGTAGGTGCGCTCCAGCATAGCTGTAATACCCATTTCCGTATCTTTTTCGTTAACCCAGATAATTGTTTATTGTAGTCATGAATTGTTCAAATGATCGGCAGACGACATAGAGGTAGCCTTGACGTTCGATCGCTTCTTGCCAGTCCTTCTGGTTCTCCGACTGACGGCCAACTTTCGTCTTCATCTCGATTCTGAGGCCGTGGTAGCCCTGCCGGGCGACATCCAGATTCAGGTCCGAGACGCCGGAGACGATGCCTTCACGCTTCATGTGGACTGCTTCCAGCTTGTTGCGCGAACCGCCGTTCGGGACGGCATACAGGAGCGTAGCATACTGCCTGTACTGAAGCCGGAACCACGTTACACATGCCTGCTGAAGATTACTTTCTATATGTTGCCTCATGATTTAGTTTTTAGAATAGTTCCCCTTGATGTCTAAGTTCGTAAATGAATGGTTTATATGCTCTCTTGCTCGTCCATGCCTTATAGATTTCTTCGCTTTTTATATCTGGGAAGGTTTTCTGCAATTCATGAAAATCTCCATCTTCAACCATTTTTCCTATTGTTCTCACAATCGCAGCACGATATTTCGGATAACGCCTCTCTTGCATTCTAATGTCTTTTATTGAGGTCATTGGGCAAAATAGACAGCCAATACGAGTAAATCCCTCATCATATAAAGGACAATATTTCAATTTCTCTTCTCTTATAAACTCCCAAATGTCGGCAGTTTTCCAGTTAAGAATAGGTTGTAGCGTTATCTTATCTTTCCCAAGGACACAAGAATGCTCGACTTTATTCTCGCGGTTAAATTGATCAAATGATCCTTCAAATTTTCGCCCCATGATTCTTAGTTCTCCTGCGTGCGCTCTTTGCGAACTTTCCTCATGCCGCACCCCGGTTATTGTTACCGTTGAAGGGTGACTGCTTTCCTTCAAATATCTACAACAATATCTCATTTGTGCCATCGGTAAGATTTTTTGTTTTCGGATTAATTGTAAAAAAGTCATTTGGGGATAATCAGAGATAACCTCGGGATATTCTTTTCGTATAAATCTCACGTTTTCCGGCGGGTCAAGGGTTGTGACATTATAATGAGCTTCAAATTTTATATCTGCCATTTGTGCAAGGCGATAAATGACGATGCTATCCTTTCCCCCAGAAAAAGCGAGAATGAACCCCTTAGGATTCATTTCGAGGGCAAGCGGCTCGGCTCTTTTTAAGAGAGAAATGGATCCTTCTATCAAGAATTGCAATCTATTAGTCATGTTTCTTTCCTTTCCAATATCTGTTGTTGTTATGGTATGTCAGTTTTTAGAATAATGTTGGCTGAAACATCTTATCTCGGATTGCAGCAATGCCATGTAATGCTCTTCTTGCTTCCTGATCGTCATCTCTTTTTACAATTGTATTACTCGAGTTTTCCATATAGCTAAGACCATTAATAATAGCAGCATTCCTTGTGTCATAAAGAGGTCCCCAAATACTTGGGTCACAACCTCCGCCTTCTCTTTTGAACCAATAGTCATATCCGTAAGACCATTGTCCATTAGGATATTCACTTATTTTAAGAACAGCATAATTCAACTTATTACTCGAAATTTCAATGTCCTCAATTTTCGGTTTTTTATATTGTATCCAGCCGGCATCATTAATCCAAAAATTCGTTATCCCCACCGACATGGCCTGCTTAAATGTTGTAGCGTTATCCTGGATAGCTCCAGCATAGTGGCCAAGGCATTCGTAAAATGCCAATGTCGCCTTATCATCAGAACGAATAGCTCGAATCATCCTGTAATATTCCTTTCTTTCCCTTTTAGCATATTCCGCTTTTCTAAAACGGTCGGGCGCATAGCTCAGTATTTCTTCTATCGTAACCATTGCGGTTTATTATGACATGCGGAAAACATGAAATACGAGCTTACTGTCGTACATCTGGAATGTCCCTATGTAGGACAACGTGTAGTTGTTATCTATTGGGTTACCAGTGCCATAAACCCCGATTGTCACGGCTTCCGTTTCTTCCTCGTCATTGTCAATCAATGCCCAGATATAAGGGTTCCCATTCTGCATTTGCACGGTCAATATCTGTGCGTTTTTTGGAAGTATTATGGTCTGCATGTCCTCTACTTCGATTTTGTATTTGTAAATTGTCTTCATGATGTTTTTATTGTTTATTCATTTTACGATTTCACGGTAGTATTTGATCGGGATCTTCATCTCCCTTGCCTTGCCCATTTCCGCCTTCATCCCGGCCGATGCCTTGGCGGTGCCGTTGAGCAGGACAAGGACGTTGCATTTTTCGAGCAGCTCAAGGTCTTTCCTAAGTTGTTTTGCATGCGGTGCGGTGATCGAAAGGCCGTTATCGAGCGGATTGACTACGGCGTAGCCCATCGACTCAAGTTTGTCCTTTGCGCCGTAGAACTTGTGGTATAAGGCATCGAAGGTCTCACCGCTGATACGGCCGGAGAGGTAGAGTGTCTTTGTCCTGTCGACGTCGGCCCTGATCCCCGATGGTCCGAGCCTCTTGACGTATTCCTTGAATGTGTCGGAGACTTCCGTGCAGTTGCCGCATTGCAGCGCTTCCCTCAGTTTCCTTATGCCGTGGATGACGGTGGCGTGGTTATATCCCGACTGCCTCGCTATCGAAGGCAGGCTTTCCCCGTTGCGTCTCATCTCTGCGTAGATCATCGCCCTGTAAAGAGGAACGGGATAGTTCCTTCTTCTCATCAGGTTGTTTTCCGAGAGTTCGGTTATGTCCGACAGTATCCCTATGTAATCCCCGTATTCCATTATTGCTTCTGGTGTCTGCATACGGTAGGGAACAGAAGAAGGTCCCTGCCGATGGATTGATGGTAATATTCGCAGTATTCTACTTTGTCGATGATTTCCTTGACGCCTTTGTGCCAGCCTTTTATGGTGTATATGGAGCGTTCGTCACAGTGCCTGCATACCTGGGGGATGTCATCGTTTGTTATGGTATCCATGTGTCAGTGTCTTTTATTGGTTAAACAGGGTTCGGTCCTCTTTTTTCCTGTCGGTTGCCGTAAATCCTTTCAGTAACTCATCGACCTTTTTCTCCAGTTTCTTGCATTTCAGGAGTACCATGTAGTCATGTCTGCGGAAATACTCCTTCTGCGCATTGCGCATCTCACTTACGGCGTCTAAAAATGTCTTACTGTCCATTATCTTTAGTTTTTGTTTCTTTATTGATATCCGCTACAACCTTGAGAACGAGCAGGACTATGGCGTCGCGCTGGTTCCTTGGGAGCTTCGATTCATGCTTGCCTATCTTGTCAAATTCACTTTTGATAAACGGGACATTCAAGTTACCGTTCTCGCGTAAGCTGTCATAAGGGGTGCGTTTATAGCGCATTCCTTTTGGGGCAGAGGGGGTGCAAATGATTTTGTCTTTGATCCATTCTTCAAGACGTTTATCGAACACGTCCGGGCATATTCTGTTTTTTCCCATTGGTATTAAAATTTATGTATGTGATTCACAGCCTTTATGTTGAAGAGCGCGTGCTAATCTGTAGTCTTTCTCGTTGTTGATAGGAACGATGTTGAACAGCGCGCCGATACGGCTCACGGTACGGCTATCGTAACCAGCCCCGGTGTTCTTGTCCTTCACGAATGTCCCGAGATTTGTCGTGCCGAACGTAAGCAGGGCGCTTTCCAAGCGTCTGTCGATTATCTCGTCAATGACGTTGAGCTGGTTGCCGAACGAGTTGGAATACGTAGCCTCGGCCCCGATATCGTCGATGCACAGGAAAGGTGCCGCCGAGTATTTTAGTATCACGCCTATTCCTCCGGCGTTCGCATCCTGGTACTCGCCGGAAATCCGCCGCGCGTTGACTATCTTTAAGCGCAGATCCAAGCAGTGGCCATTAGAGTGATATTGCTGCTCGTCGAGTTTCAGGAAATAGGCGAAAGTGCGCATCAGAAAGGTTTTCCCGCAGCCGGTATGACCGCGCAGGACTATCCCCTTTGTGAACGACAGGTCGCTTTCCGGGATCATGTATGTCCAGCGTATCATCGTCGTGATCGCCTCTCTGAGTGGCTCGGCGTCATATTTTTTGCCTTCCGGCATAAGCAGGTGATTTGCGATGCCCACGAAGTACTTGAAAGCCGTATCTTCGTTGTCAAGGCATACGTGGCTGCGCCTTATGCCCACGTTTGCGTCTATTTCGTCCAATATCGTCTTAATATCCATATCTTTGATTTATAACCTGTTATCATATTTTTGCACCGAATCATTGTAGAATTCCCTTTGTCCTGACGGGCTTCTGGTGGAAGCCCTTGCCGGCTTACGTTCGTAGGAGCCTTCGAGCAGCCTCGTGAACGACTTCGCCTGAAAGATGAAGTCGAAATCCGCACGCCATCCGTTATCGTTGTCGCCGAGAAGGAAGCTGCACTGCAGGACTTCCCTGAAAGCCGTCATGATCGAGCGTTTCCCGTATTGGGCCACCCTTGCCCGTACGGCTTTCCTGCGCTGTTCGGTCATCTTCGTCATCTCCGGCAGCTTGCCCGCAAAGGTCGTGTTGTAATACCGCATCAGCCCCTCATAGTCGATCTTTGCGGCCTTGTCGCTCAGGCTTTCGGGGAATGGCGTAGCTGTAACATCCTGGGCCGTTCCCTTTTTGCTCTCTTTCCCATCCCCCCATAGGGGGATCCTTTCTCTGCTTTTTTCGGTTTTTAGAGAAGATTCTGGAGTAAGAAAAGATTGGGGTTCGGGGGAAAGAGAAGACGGGGAAGGAAGCACCTTTTTGCCGGAGCAAAAACCATTTTGGTTATTTTGGTTTCCAGAACCATTTTGGTTTTTACTATCTGTCTTGTTTTCAGTCTTGTGCGTTTCGGGCGTTTCTTTTGAGAAACCATTTTGGTTTTCGGAAACCATTTTGGTTATTTTGGTTTTCTCAGAACCATTTTGGTTTTTGTCCGTTTGGCCGTGTCCGGTAGTGACCTCATCAGTAGTGTTTTCCGATTCCTGAAAACCATTTTGGTTATTTTGGTTTTTCCTTGGCCGTCCGCCTTTCGCCCCGCAGATACGGTGTACCTCTGCCGCCGCTTCCAAACGCTCGTTGTCGGCGTCGATATCCGCCTTGATGAAAGCGAAGGCAGCCGAACATACGGGATCAAGCTCCGGCACGATACCTTCAAGTCCGTAGCTCACCGCAGCGTCGTATATGGCCGCCTTGGATTCGACAGGCATATCCTTGATGGATTTGCTCCATGTAGCGTGGAATATGAATCTGTCTCCTGGCATATCAATATCCCGACTTCGTGAGCCTGAGGTTTTCTTTCTCGAACGATATCTGGGTACGTATGTTGTCGCCCTGGTGAACGATGGCACGGTTGACGCGCTCCGCCCAGTTGACGATGTAGTTGATGTCCTTGGTCTGCGCCTGAATGAATTTCTGCGCTATGGTGGCTGGCATCTTGGTGATCTGGCTGAAGTAGGCCCCGAACACTTCGGCGGTCTTTGCCTCCTGTATGGCCTTTGCGTCCGCCAAGAGCTTGCCGCTTCGTGCAAGGTAGACATTCAGTTGGGCCAGACGGTCCGTCAGTTCGTCGCCGTTGTTCGACGTCGTTATTTCGAGGTAGTCCTGCATCGAGGACAGTTCCTTCGTGAATTCATCTATTGTCATTGCAAAGAATCTATCAGTGATTGTTTTAATTGTCTTTTATCGGTACCCCATTCGAAGTTTTGCAGGCACCATTCACGGTACCCGCGCGGAATGGAGACTATCTTTTCCCCTTTGTATTTGCCAAAAGGCATAAGCTCGACGGCCTTCTTCCTCTCCTCGGCCCTCTTATGTTCAATGCGGCTTACGTCCGTATGTGTGATTTTCCCGATGTCGGTTACCGGGATGCCGGACAGGAGTCTCCCGCCGGTGCCGAACATGCGCCAGATGGTGCCCTTCTCGAAAACGATGTCTTCGACACGGCCGAAACGGTCCACATTGCCTCCGAAGTCGATTATCAGGGCGTCATCCTTGCACGGGTCAATGCGTGTGGCTCTCCCGATGACCTGGTAGTATAATGCTATCGAGGCGGTCGAGATGCCGAGTATTATACAGTCTATGCCCGTATAATCAAAGCCTGTGGACAGCACCCTGACGTTGAAAATGGTCCTGATCCTGCCTTGCCTGAAATCCGCTATCACCTTTGCCCTCTCTTTCTTGTCCATGTCGCCGTAAATGACGGCCGAGTTCCCGTACCTCTTGGCAAAAGCTATCGCTTCCCGGACGGAAGGGACGAATACAAGTATGTGCTTGCGGTCTTTGTTCCTGTCCAGGGCGTCGATTATGCCGTTATTGATATTGTTCGCATTATATGCAGCCTTGACGCTCTCTTCCGTGAATTCGCTTTTTGAGGTGTTGTAGACCAGCAGGCTGCCGTCGAAGGAGACGCTTTCGTATCTCAGTTTGCTCCAGTAGCCGTATTCTACCATCTCCTGCACCTGCCCGACACAGATGATGTCCTTGTAGAAGTTGCCTTTCTTGCTGCGCGAAGTCAGCATGACGAGCTTGCTGTAACGCGAGCCGTACATGTCGTAGTTCGTCTGCAGCTTCAGGGGCGTGGCGGTGATGCCGAGGACGTGCGTGATGCCGCTGTCGGAAAGGAACGTGCCCAGCATGCTGTCGGCTTCGCGCGGGTAGAGGTGTGCCTCGTCGATGAGCATCTTGGTGAAGCCCATTTCCTTGAACTTCTGTCCGCATGACTTTATGCTTCCGATCGTGGCATAGGTTATCTGCGCTATCTCCTTGCGGTTGAAAGAGGCCGAATAGATCGCCGAGTTCATCGCCATGCCGCCGCAGAGAACCTGGTATTTCGAGTAGTTCTGTTCAAGCAGTTCCTTTGACGGTTGCAGGACAAGCAGCTTGTCAGTGCTGTTTTTCGCCACATAGGCCGTGAGTATGGATTTGCCCCAAGCTGTCGGCAGCACTATGAGGCTCGGCCTTGGCTTCTTCTCCTTGAAGAAGTCTATCGCCTTCTGCACCGGCTCGATCTGGTTCTGTCGTAGAGTGATCATGATTACAGTGCTTTTTGCATCCAGACGGAGTTTTCCGCGTCCCTGTTGTCGGCAAAGTCGACGAAGCCGGAGCGTTGGTACCAGGCGTGCATCCACTGCGTCCTGTCGGCGGATAGACAGAGGGCCTTTGCACCTGAAGAAGCGGCGATCTCCTCAGCTGCCTTGAGGATTTTTGTTCCAAGCGCTCTGCGCCTTACCGATTCATCAACGCTTAGTGAAGAAAAATATACGGTCTTGGGGTCATCTGTATAACGATACATCCTGCAAAACGCCTTGCCGTCTTTTCGCATTATTAAGATTGATGATCCCCAGCTTTCGCACTCGAAATGCGGTATGAACCCTTTTTCTTTTAGGGATCGTTTCAACTCTTTTGTTGTAATCATATTCTTATTAATCTTAAGTGGCCGGGGCAGGACTCGGACCTGCACGAAATACCCTTCTAAGCTCTCATTCGGCCTGACTTCCTATGTATTTCTCTCCTCGTCGTCAGCGTCTACCAATTCCGCCACCCGGCCAAGTCGCTGTTAGGGGCGACTCCCCGAAATAAAGAGACCCCAATGATTTTTTTTAACATCCTTACTTCGTGGTACGGTCTCCGGTCAAGGCGACCGCACCATGCTGTCTTTCCAGCTGCCATTGCATAATCAAAATCACGACGGTATGAGGGCCGTCAACCCTTTAATCGTCCGCCATCATCAAATCAATTTCATCCTCTTTTCCGTTTGATAAATAATGACCATCATTTTGATAAGTAGCGACAATTTCTCCACGTTTCGGATAGTCTGTGCGACAATATGCGGCAGCTATCGGCGAAATATAAGCATCTATATCAAAGGCAAGTATCCTTGCCTTACCTCCTTCGCGGGTGCATATTTTAGCACCAGCTTTTGCCTGTTCCAAGTTAAATGGTCTCATATTCGTTCATTTTAGTTGTGATACGGTAACCGGTCAAGGTTGCCGTACCTGCCCGTCTTTCCGGGCTGCCAAAATCTAAACTTAAACTATGAAAGCTCTCGGCGTGATTTAGGACGGGGCGCCAACCCTTTATACTTCATATATCACGATGTCTGGAGCTATTGCCTTGATCTTGTCCAGCTGGTCATCAATGACACTGGTGCGGGCGTCTTCGATGATGTCGTTGGCGGCAGGTGAGAGCAGATAGAAAATCACCTCACGGCCGTTGATCTGGGCGAAGGTCTCGACTTCTATGTCCTCTGCCGGCAGGCCTACGAAGATTGGCAGTTTAAGGTGGAAGCTCTTAGGCAGGTTGGAGTTTACTACCTGGGCGAAGTTGTCTGTATGATCGCCGTTCTCTTTCATCGAGCGTTCTATCGTGTTGTTCACTGTGGCGGTAAAGTGCATCAGTGTTGTCACAAGTGACATGTTTTCCGTCTTGTTCGGGAAGAAACTCCGGTGCATCTTCATGAACATTCCAAGGTCTGCAGGTGCCCATTTCGTGTCTTTATCGTTGATGCCGAACAACTCGTAAATGGCCGACGTCTTCAACGTACCCTTTACTTTGCCCATTTTGTATTCGTCGTCTTCGTTGGTGATAAGGGTGATGCTTATCTCCTCACGGTCGACATAGATGTTGCATCTCTTCTGGTTGATCTGATCTTTCTCTGAAATGCGTTTCGTGATAAATTCGAGCGTGGTACCGAGCATACCCTCAAGATCAAGCGGGATAGGCGGCTTTGGCTCGATTTCGTCCGGGGCTTCTCCTTTGCGGATGACTACTTCAGCTTTGGTCGTACCTTGTGGCAGATTAACCACAATCTTTTTGTCGTCTTCAAAATTTTCTTCTTCTTGTTTCATGATGTTAATTTTTTAATTGTTTATTGTTTCATGAAGTTAGCTGGCATTTGCCGTACCTGTCTTACCGAATTGGGGTTTGAACAGGTTGCCCTGCAATTCGTCCGCGTATGCCTGCCTGCATTCGATGAGGTCGCCGGCTTCGTTGTAGTAACCTACCTCGCGCGCTTTCTGGTCGATGAACTTGTAACATTTCTCCGTTACCAGCCTGGCCTTTCTTTTCAGGCCGTCGAGCGTCGTGACCCTGTCTTCATAAAGAGGCTTCAGACGTTCTTTGAAGTCCGCCTTCGTATCATGCAGTTCTTCTTCGAGATCACTGATCCTGATTTCCGTCTCGGAAAGAGACTCTTTCAGCTTTGTGAGTTCTTCAACGGAGTATTGCTTGGTGTACTCCTTGTCCTCCGAAGTGTCACAGTTGTCGAGCAGGAACGCTATCCTTTTATTGCCTGCCTCGATGTTTTTCCCTAATTCCTTTTCCATTGCCATTAGTGTTTATAATTCGATTCTTTGAAATTCGATCCCCTTTGCATTCATGAAGTCGCCGAGTGCGATGATGTTGTCCCGTGTCGTCCTTACCTTGAATGCCCTGATGTAGATTTCAGCCGGCTTCTCTTGCTCTTGGTTCTGTTCTTGCTGTATAGGTGGCGTAGGCTCAGGGATTTGTTGTACAGGGACTGTCCCGGTACAGGGCTTCGTCTCCGCCTTCTGTGCAGCCTGGATCTCCGCTTCCCTTCTGGCCCGCTCCTCTGCTTCCATCCGTGCCTTTTCTTCTGCCTCTCTCCGTGCCCGTTCTTCCGCTTCCCTCTGCGCCCTTTCCCTGTTTTGCTTCAGGGTGTTGGCATATTGTAGCGTGCTGTTGATATCGAGCGTATTGAGGTAAATGGATTTCAGCAGGTCCACGTCCTCGCCGATCGCCTCTATCGTCTTTATGTCGTAGTTGATTTTGTCGATCCTGGCGTCAATATCGGCGAAGACGTCCTTTGTCCTGACGGTCTTGTTCAGCCATCTCTCGTCGAAGATTTTGGACAGCCCGACAAGTGTAAAGCCCTTGCCGTCGAAATATCCTTTGATGACGGCGCGCTTCTCCTCTCTCGCCCTCTCGTCGCTCTGTTTCACAACCGTGTCGATCTTATCCGAACACTCGGATATCAGTTTCACCGTGTCACCTATGACGTCCTTGAACTCGCCGAAAGGCTTCATGAACTCACGCTCGAACTCGATACGTTTTGCCGTCAGGGCTTTTGCAGCCTTGTTAAGCATCGCCTTGTCCTTTTTGGCAAGGTCGATGTTGCTTTCGTCGTAGTTCGCTATGTCGTAGTATGGCAGTGCTCTTGTTACGAGTTCTTTGATCTGCTGGGCGTTGGTTACGAGTCTGCCCAGCGTCTTCTCGGAAACGACCAGTTCAAGGTCCTTTTCCTGCAACTCCACCTTTGCTAACCTCGTTTCCATTATAAAAGTGTCCTGTCAGGGGTGAATTTCTCTTTTGCCTGTGGCTGTCCGGATTCATCGTCCTGCATGATCTCGCCCGTTTCGGGATCGACGTCTATGTCTGTGTCCGGCGCATCGTCTGTCTTAGTCTTCTCAGGTTCCAAGGCTTTGGATAGGACGTCGGCAGCCTTGGCGTTCTGTTCTGCCACGTCGGCTTCGTTGTCGATATAATGGGCACCCTTGTCATCGAGTACCGCTTGGTCCGCCTGGATAGCCCCCTGCATCTCGACTGAGAGAGGTGCATACTTGGAAAGCAACAGCTTCAAGGCCGTCTTTTCCGCCATAGCTTCAAAATCTGTGGTCCACCTGCTGCTTTTGCGTATGTACGCCTTCTCGGATCCGAATGTCTGGCTGTACTTCTTCGCATGGTTGGTCAGTTTCTCTATTGTCCAGTAGGACATCTTTTCAAAGCCGTTGATGAGTGCGAAGTAGGATACGTAACCGATGATTGGCGCTTCTTCGCGCTTGTCGGCCAATTTCTTGAACTTCAATTCACCCGAAACGAAGTTCTCGTCCTCGATTTCCCCCTCGCGTACGTCGCGTACGTTGATGGTCCTGAATTGTCCTGAGCGCATGGCAAGCTGTATGAATCCCCTGTATCCTATCTGGAACTGCGCTTCCTGCCTTCCGGTCTTGCTGTTCCAGTAAGGGATCACGAAGGCAAAGCCGAGATTGGCATCAAGCGGCAGGTCGAGCGCCGTGGCTTTTATCGCTGCGTACATAACGCTTTCCGGCGTGCACTCCTGGAGTTGCCTGTTGTTGGATACAAGCGCGATGAGATTGTTTACGAAAGACGGCTTCTTTTCGCCGAGTACCTGCATGAGGTATCCCTGCGTCTTGTCGTTCGTGAGGTAGAGGTTGAAGCGCTGCATTGGTGTAGGTTTCCTCTGCCCTCTGTCGTTCTGGTTCTGAATGTCATTATTCATGTCTTTGGTATTTTAATTGGTTGATGATATTTGCTATTTCTGGTTGATCTTGAGGACCACCGAACTCTTGACGGTCGATGTCCTGAGGTACTCGTTGTACAGGTCAATGTGGTCCTTCTGGAAATTCCTGCTGTCGAATCTGGCCGACTGGTAGGGGGCCTTGTACGTTATTGCGAACATGTCGTTCTTGATCGAGCGGATCTTGTTTTCTTCCATCAGGGGCAGGAGCTTTGATTTGAAGTCGTCCACCTCTGCTTCGAGCGAAGACAGAAGGCGCAGCTTGTCCGAGACTGCCGCCATTGCGTTCTGCAAAGGTTCGGGCAGGTCGTTGGCTTCGAGTTCTTCACGCGGGGTGAAGTGGAAATCCTTTATGGCCTCGCTGATGTATTGCAGACCTGCCTGTATGTCGGCATCGTATCCGCTACCTATAGACAATGGTGTAATAGATAATCTGCCTGCATCAAATACGCCCAGCTTGTCGGGTTCGACCCAGTAATGTGTCAGGTACAGGTAAGGCGTCTTGCCCTTTGCGGCTGCTTTCTCGTTGACAAGCATGTAATGCCACCGAAGCTGTGCATCGTAGATGCCGATAGTCTCCTTCAGAGAATGTACCGTCGCCTTGTTCTCGATCCATACGATCGAAGTTGCATCTTCCATTTCGTAGTCGATATGGTCGAAGACGTCAAACCCGTATTTGGCAGAAAGCTTGTCCGACTTGTAGTAAGGGTTTGAAACGGCTTCGGGCCACTTCGTCTTTATGGCCTCGAACACGCGGTTTTCGATGTAGTCGCCGTACCGTGTCGCAGGCGTGGTGAACTGCTTGCGCTCGGTGATGCCCAGCATCTGGGCTAACCGTTCTTGATCCGAATAGCTCAGCGCCCTGGTGCGGCCTATCTTGACAACCATCTTCGCGTCCGAACTGCCGAGACCGCCTTTGCGTGTGGCGATGATGTCGGCCTTATAATCCTGTCCCTGCTCTTGCATGATGTATCGTATTTAATTGGTTTGTTTATTCTCAGGAGGGAGGAGGGGAATCGAACCCCTCAGCACTTAACTGTTTTTGCTTTTGTCGTGAAGCCAAATAACATCCTTTCTCCCCAGTATCACTGCGCTCGCGCCCATAAGCACAAGGGCTATCGCCTGCATCCACCAGCAGTCCGCGGCCAACAGAAAGAAGCCGACCGAAAACGCCAGGACCGTAACCGGATATATCTCTTTCATACTTTTTTCATCTTTAGAAGGTCCATAGCCTTGTCGGCGTCCACCGCGATCTTGCGCCCCACCTGTACGACCGCCTTGTCGATCATGCCGGAGTGGACTATCCTGAAAGCCGTGCTCTTTGAGCAGCCCATCAGCCTTGCAAGGCCGTCAAGGCCGTAGACGTACCTGTCCTGCCTTGACTGTGCAGGTTGTGTTGGCTGTGCAGGGGGCATCGTATCATAGAGCAGCTGTTTCAGCTCGCCCACGGTCAGCTGCCAGACGGGCGTGTCGTTAGTTGTCATGGTTCAATTCCCTGTTAAAAAGGTCCTCTTCGGGTATGCCGGTTTCCTCTGCCAGCACCTTGTAATATGTTTCCTTGCCCGGCTTGCCGTTGCCGCGCATCCAGTAGCAGGCGGTGTTCAGCGACACGCCGCACCTGTCCGCAATCCTGCGTGCAAGCTCGTACTTGCCGTATTTCATGCCTGCGTAAAAGGTCTTCAGGTTCTGCCTTGTCTTAGTCTTTTCCATTTCCATTGTCTTTATTGAATAAGTCGTGGGCGTCGGCGTACTTCACAAATTCAGCCTTCTCGTGTATGCCGAGCCTCTCGTATGCGTTTCTTATGTGGTTTCTTACCGTGAAGGGGGACAGGTAGAGTTTATCCGCTATCGGTTCTATGTCCCAGCCTTCGTAGACGAGCTTCAACACCCTCATCTCGCTGTCGCTGATATGTGAGTTGAAGTGAGGGTGGCAGACGATGTTCTCGCGCGGGCATTCGCCCCGCAAAGGACAGGGGACGTTCTCGAACTGTAAGGTGCCCGTCTTGTCGATGTCGAATTTGCTCTGGTCCGCCTGCCCGAAGTTGCACTTGCAGAACATGTTCACTATCCTGAAGCGTTTCAGCTTGAAGTCGAAGGGCAGCTTCTTGTAGTAGGCGTCCAAGGCCGCGAAAGCTTCGGGGTAGTTGTCCCGAATATGGTTGAACATGAAAGAGACCACCTCGAAGTCGTTTTCGTCAAGTTTCTTGCAGGTGCCGTCCATAGTCCTGTACCACACCTCGCTCTCGTAGGTGTAGAACTCAATCTGCTGTATATGGTTAGCTTGCGTCATTTTTCTATTTTTCGGGGCACCCCTCTTTATAAGGTGCCTTCTTTTTTATATCTTTGTTGTAGTTCTTCGGGGACAAAGATAAAAGAAGTTTCTATTATATACAAGAAAAATAATAGATATTTTTAATATATTTTACAAGTAATTGACAATAAGACAGATACAAACTAAACTATAAATGAAATTTCAATTATTATGACTGGGAGCGAGATAATAGAACAAGTGCTAACTTATGTTGGTGTCAAAGCTCCAACTTTTGCTAAGAGCATAGGTGTCAAATATCAACGTATCCTTGACATCCAGTCTGGTAAAGTCAAGAAGGTTTCAGGGACTTTAGCAAATCATATTATTGACAAATACCCTGAATTCAGGATAGAATACCTTTTGCAAGGAGAGGGAGAGATGCTCGCTGACAAACAGCCTAATAATGTCCCGCAGGTTGTGGAGAAGCCAAAACATATTATCCGCTATTGGGTTGATGTGGAGGCCACCGGAGGTAACCTCATTTCCTTTGACGACCTAAAGGAGTGCAAGCATATTGACATAGCCATACCGGAGTTTGAGGATTGCACCGACGCCATAAATCTGTATGGCAAGTCTATGGAACCGATGTTCAAGTCAGGCCAGATCATCATCCTAAAAAAGTGGGTCGAGAGCTTCATCGACTTCGGCAACCCGTACCTCATCGTTACCAAGGCGGGCAACCGCATGCTGAAGATAATTCGCTCCGTGAGAGACGACGACAGCGAGGTTAGCTGCGTATCCTGTAACCCGGAATTCGATCCGTTTATTCTCCACAAGGCTGAAATCCTGTCCCTGTGGCTCGTAAAGGGAGCTATCGAAAAAACGACACTATGAATAATTTACATCTTACTATGAAAGAAATGTTTCCAGAGTTTTATCCTTTAACTTCTGAAAAGATAGATGAAATCTGGGATAAGGGAACTATCGTGTTTGACACCAATGCACTACTCAACCTTTATAGATATTCAATAGAGACAAGGGATGACTTTATTTCCGCATTGAATAAATGTTCTGCCCAACTCTGGATGCCATATCAGGTAGGATATGAATATATGGATAATAAAAGTAAATCTATTGAAGATACAATAGACGCATGTAATCAAGCAAAAAAATTATTTAAAACAATCAAGGATGATATAGTTAAGACAACGAAAGACGAAAAAAACTTAAACAATTTGTTTTCTCCTTATCAACTGTTCAATGAATACATTAAGAATATTTATGATTCAATTGATGCTGGAGATGAATCAATAGACAAATTAAAAAATAAACACGAGGCCGAATACCAAAATGGAAATGATCCCGTTCTTGATGAAATCACTAAGTTATACGATGGTAAAGTTGGAGAAGACTTAAAGGAGGAAGGGTTAGATAAATTATATGCGGAAGGGAAAACGCGTTATAAAGAGTGTATTCCTCCCGGATTTTGTGATTATGAAAAAGCTAAATTTGGGCAACGAAAATTATATGGCGATCTTATACTCTGGAAACAGATACTAAATTATGCCAAGGAGAAGGGAAAAGATGTATTATTTGTTACTGCCGAAAAAAAAAGAGATTGGTGGAAAATAATAAATGATAAGAAAATTATTGCTCCGTTGCCTCAGCTAATTAAAGAATTCAGAGACGAAACGGGGGAAGAAATATCAATTATTAGCCCAGAGGAGTTTATAACACAATTTAAAGAGCACAAGGATATAAAAATTAAGGATTCTTCAGTTGATGAAATAAAAACAGTAGATCGAAATGATCTATTAAATTCCTTTTTAGAGAGTGATTACTATTTGAGATTGACGGAGCCAGAGGCTTATCCGTGGGCAACACAAGGAAGCATACATCTTGGGGGTCTTGGAATGGCATCAGCTAATCCTTGTACTTTTGTTAAAGATAATTCACTATTGGCAGCACAAGGAGCATACCCATTTGTAGTACAAAGGAGTGGTGTATATCCCGAGAACCTCGGAGTGGCGTCATTTAATTCTTTACAAGATGATTATTTACAAAGTGATATGGGCAAAACTGCGCAAGGAGCTTATCAACTTGGATTGCAAGGAGTTGGTATGTCTCCAGGGAGCCTTGGCATAGCATCATCTACTCCATTCCATTGTATTCTGGATAAAGATACGCCACCATTAACAGCACAAGAGACAACCCAAAGTGAAGATGACAAAAACCCTTAGGATGGCACTTCTGAATTTGGATCAAAGGATAAGGATGATGGAAAACCGCAATAAAAGGCCTGACGGGAGAATAATGAACGGGGAAGGATCCTGAAAAAATCTTACATTACAAGAATAACACACAATTTAAATTCAAGAATATGTTAATAGGTGACAACACGGAAACAAGAGATGTTTCAAGAATTGGCGATGAAGGAGTTCAACGTATAAGGGATTTCCTGCAAGGAATGGTATACTATTGGTGTAAAATTAACGGAGGAGCCAGATTTACAGCGAAGGATTTGGTGGGTGGGGATAATTCAATTTGGGATAATTCTCCTTTACGTTTCTTATATCCCGATCATTTAACAACAAGAGAGATTTCAATAGAGGTACATGATCAGGCGGGAAAAGATGTCGGTTATATCTTAAAAGAGATGCTCAAGCATGATAAGAGAACGTTTGAAACCGAAGAGGGCTTTACCCGTTCATATAGGTGGATTGAACAATAAAAGTTTAACAACTAAATTTATACATTATGGCAATATATGGTGCAGGCTCCATGTGGAGCGATGAAACAGGTGATCATGAAAAGAAAGGGGATTTTTTTAAGGAATCTATTTTCAAGATAGGATGGGAATATGATGACGCACAAGATTTGTGTATCGCATTATCGGAGCTTAAAGTAGGCGATATAATTTATCTAAAAGCAAATGCGCCCGGTAACCGGTCTATTAGGGTTAAGGGAATAGGCATTGTCAGAAAAACGGTTTTCGAGCTTATGACTGAGCATAAAACCGATTTAATTCATCCATGCGTTAAAGTTCAATGGATTACCAAAAAAGACTTTACAATTAATATTGATGAAGGTGATGGCAAATTGACTAACATAAGGCCGGCCACTTTATATGAAGAATCATTGCCAAGCGTACAAACCCAAATAATTGATACGCTTGTCAAGGGCTTAACCATGACGAAGGAGACCCCCATTTAGAAGTTTTAAGTTGATTTGTAAACATGGAAGTTCGGATGGAGTAAGAGGGGGCGGTTTCTCATTATTTATTAACTTGGCATCCGATTTGGGATGGATTATTAAATATTATTTGAAGGATAGGGATATATATCGATGACGATCGCAAAGGAATATAGAACGGTATCGCTTTTTTCCGGTTGTGGCGGTTTGGATCTTGGCTTTTCAGGAGGGTTCTCGTTTCAAGACAGATATTTTGAAAGGTTACCTTTCAAAATCGTCTTCGCCAACGATTTCGACCCCGATGCGGTCAACTGCTACAATTCAAACGGGTTGCTGATTAAAGACGGTACGAAGTGCACTCTCGAGGACATTAGAAACGTGGCCGATTCTTCGATCCCGGATTTTGATATATTGTTAGCGGGTTTCCCGTGTCAGCCCTTCTCCAATGCGGGACATAGAAGAGGAGTGAACGATGAAAATGGGCGAGGCACATTGTTCAAGGAGTGCGAACGCATAATTGAAGCGAAGATGAAGATCGGTCGGAAACCAACGGCATTTGTATTTGAAAACGTGAGAGGGATATTATCTTCTAAAATGGCCGATGGAACCACCGTCCCCACGGGAATCAAGGAGCGAATGGATAAATTGGGCTATAATGTCTCCGTGAAATTGATCTGCGCGTCAGATTATGGTGTTCCTCAAATGCGTTATCGCGTTCTGATAATAGGCATAGATAAAAGGCTGAAGAAGATTTTCGATTTTGCTGAAATGGAGAAAGTCGTAAGGGCCGCCGGCCTTCCTTCCGTTTCTTTTGGTAAAGATGAAGATCTGCTGATTGGTTCCGTGCTTCGGAATATCGATAATCTTCCCGATAGCGGTGACGTATGGGAATATAGCAAATCGACCATGAATATCGTAAAAGATATCGGAGGGTGCGAACATGGGGCGAATGCTTTGGAGTGGTTTAAGAAAGGATTCAAGAAGTCGTCTTTACCTGCGATCGCATTTATCGGCAGATCTTGGAAAGATATACCTCCCGATAAACTGACGCCGCGATTTAAAAAAATATACGATGATCCCAAAAGATATCATGCTCCGAAGTTTTTCAGGAGATTCGCATATGGCGAGATCAACGGAACCATAACCGCATCGGGACAACCTGAAAATTGCGGGATCACACATCCGGTATTCGACAGAAGGTATTCCGTTCGCGAGATCGCACGCATTCAATCTTTCCCCGATGATTACACGTTTTCAAGCATTCCTTTGCAATCCCGATATAAGGTGATCGGGAATGCCGTGCCTCCCGTTTTAGGCTGGGTGATAGCGAAGTCTCTGATTAATATTTTAACAAAATAGAATATGCCATATTTATCAAAAGAAGCGATATTGAAAGCTTACAAAAAGCTATCAACGATTAATACCGATCCGTCCTCGCAGGGGGCGACTCAAAATGTTAGCGGTATTAGATACTTTGTCGCCCTCGACGGATTCTTTCACGAAACCGGTCGTAATTGTGATACCAAAGACAGAAATGATAGGGATTTGTATATAAAACATGTCGGGAAGGTCGTCGGGATCAATGAAAAAGAGTTTACGAACGATTTTTATTATCCTCTTTCATTAGTGTCCACTAAACTTTTCAAGTTAGCTTTATAA